TCTCCAGCACCAGCGGTTGCAGCTGGTTGTTTGGTCAGGACGGTTACTTCCGTGATCGCAGCAGCGATTACCTGGAAGCCACCCAGAAACCACCGATGCAATTGCCTGAAGGCGTCCAGGAAGCCAAGCGCCTGGACCCGCTGCTGCCGATTCCACGCAACGTAGCCGATGACACCCAGAAGGGTGAATTCAACGTACCGCGTCCGCAGCCTCTGGCCACCGCTCAGGACTCCGGCGACTACACTCTGCAGAAGAGCGGCGACAACCGCTGGATCCTGGCTCAGCGTGCCCCGGCCGAAGTCTGGCCAGTGGCTCACCAGTATTTCGAAGACAACGGTTTCCGCATCGCCGAAGACCGTCCTGCTACCGGTGAATTCAACACCACCTGGCAGCGCATGGACGAGTTGTCTGCGTCGGTTGCCAAGCGCATGGGCGCCTCCGGCGACAGCGCCAGCACCGAAACCCGCGTTCGCGTTCGCATCGAGCCGGGCGTGCAGCGCAACACCAGTGAAGTCTACATCGTCAGTGTCCAGCGCCCGGCCGGCAGCAGCGATGATCCCGCTTTCCCGTCGCGCAGCACCAACGTCGGCCTGGATTCGGTCCTGACCGACGACATGCTGGCAAGCCTGACCCGTACTGCCGAGAAGGGCGGTTCGGTGTCCCTGCTGGCAGCGCGTGACTTCGATACCCCGAGCCGCGTTTCGCTGAGCGAAGACGGCAGCGGCAACCCGGTGCTGAACCTGGGTGCCGACCTCGATCGCGCCTGGTCCAGTGTCGGCCGCGCCTTGGGGCAGGGTGACTGGCGCGTTGAAGACATCAACCGCAGCCTGGGTCTGTACTACATCAACCTTGCTGAAAAAGCCGACAAGCCGGAAAACAAACCTGGCTTCTTCGCTCGCATGTTTGGCAGTGAAGAAACCAAGGAACAGAAAGAAGCCCGCGCCGAGCGTTATCAGGTTCGCCTGAGCAAGGTCGGTGACAACGTTCAGGTAACGGTCGAGAAGAACATCAACACTGTGGCGCCGACTGAAGTCGCCCGTCGCGTATTGAGCGTCATTCAAGACAACCTCGGTTAAGTGCGTTTCGCGAATCTGGGCAGCGGCAGCCGGGGTAACGGCACGCTGGTTGCGAGCAACGACACCTACGTCCTGGTCGACTGCGGTTTTTCCCTGCGGGAAACCGAGCGGCGGCTGGACAGGCTCGGCATCAGCGGGCATCAGTTGAGCGCCATTCTTGTGACCCACGAACATGCCGATCATGTGCATGGCGTGGGTTTGCTGTCTCGGCGCTACGATCTGCCGGTCTATCTCAGCGACGGCACCCTGCGCGGCATGCGCAAGCCGGTCGAAGCGGGGATCAGGCTGACAGGCGGGCAGGGGTTGCAGATCGGCGCCCTGAGCATCGATGTGGTCTCCGTGGCCCACGATGCGCTGGAGCCGACGCAGTTCGTCTTCAATGACGGGCGCAAGCGTTTTGGTCTGTTGACCGATCTGGGGTCGTACTGTCCGTCGGTGCTGGAGAGCTATCGTGGTCTGGACGCGCTTATGATCGAGTCCAACCACTGCCGCGACATGCTTGCCCGAGGACATTACCCGTACTTCCTCAAACAGCGGGTCGGCGGGCAATTCGGACACTTGAACAATCACCAGGCTGCAAGCCTTGTGAACGAGCTGGGATGGCAGGGCCTGCAACACCTGGTGCTGGCCCACCTGAGCAGCAAGAACAACCTGCCGCATCTGGCCCGGCAATGTTTCGTCGACACCCTCGGGTGCGATCCGGACTGGCTACAATTGGCCGATCAAGATTCAGGGCTCGACTGGCGCGAAATCGCCTAGCGTCCCAAATGGGGCGACAGCCCAGCGGTTTTTAACGGGCGACTCGCCCAGACATTTTGCAAGCGGAGCCCATCATGGAAAAACGTGAAGAACTCTACCGCGGCAAAGCCAAGTCGGTTTACAAGACCGACGACGCTGACCGCTTGATCCTGCTGTTTCGCAACGACACCTCGGCGTTCGACGGCAAGCGCATCGAACAGCTCGACCGCAAAGGCATGGTGAACAACAAGTTCAACGCCTTCATCATGCAGAAGCTCGAAGCCGCCGGCATTCCGACCCAGTTCGACAAACTGCTGGCCGACAACGAAGTGCTGGTCAAGAAGCTCGACATGATTCCGGTCGAGTGCGTTGTGCGTAACTACGCCGCCGGCAGCCTGGTCAAGCGCCTGGGCGTCGAAGAGGGCATGAAGCTCAATCCATATACCTTCGAGCTTTTCCTCAAGGACGACGCCAAGGGCGACCCGTTCATCAACGAATCCCACGTCGTGGCATTCGGCTGGGGCACCGCCGAGCAACTGGTGCGCATGAAGGAGCTGTCGCTGAAGGTCAACGACGTCCTGAGCAAACTGTTCGACGACGCAGGCCTGCTGCTGGTCGACTTCAAGCTCGAATTCGGCGTGTTCAGCGATGGCTCCATCGTACTGGGCGACGAGTTCAGCCCGGACGGCTGCCGCCTGTGGGACAAGGACACCAAAAAGAAAATGGACAAGGACCGCTTCCGTCAGGGCCTCGGTGACGTCATCGAAGCCTACGAAGAAGTGGCCCAGCGTCTGGGCGTGCCGCTCTAAAGCGCAAATCGCCGCAAGCATCTGAAAGAACGCGGAAATTTTGAAAAAAGGGTTCGCGTTTTTTCACCAAGCTGTTATGATGCGCGCCGTTGGAGAGATGCCGGAGTGGCCGAACGGGACGGATTCGAAATCCGTTGTACTGGCGACAGTACCTAGGGTTCAAATCCCTATCTCTCCGCCATTATTGAATATGACTAAGCCTCTGAAATTATTGAAGATTTCGGGGGCTTTTTCGTTTTCAGGATTTGGTTTAGGGCAAATTTTGGGCAAAAACACACCGCTCTACGCCGCGACTGGCCGCTCTGCGCCATTCGAGCGCCAAGAAAAGAGCCCGGTTAATAGGTAAATATAATGGTCCGCTTCGCCGTCATGCGCTAAATTCTGATTGCAAGATGCCGATGAAGCGTTAGGCAGGAGTGAATTGGTTCTGATGAGCTCGCCGGTTGAACGCCGGTGAACCATCGGTCCAAATCTACGTCAAAAATTTTGCAGACCCCTGTTTCTTCACTTAGCCATTTGCTACTATCGCTGACCTTTTTTTGGGCTCGTACGGATACGAGACTTTCGGAGCTGACATGCAAACAAATCGCACTGATTTCGAGGCTGGTTTCGCACTGCTTGGGCTTAATGCTGCCCCTGGCGCTGCTTATCAAGGCGCCACTACCTTCGCCCGACAGTTCAAGAAATGTTCGATTCTGACAGACGTAAGCGTTGGCTATGCTGCTTCGTCCTCGGCTGGTTGCACTGTGAAACCTGAACCAAAAAAATAAATACCTCTTTGTGTCAAAAAGCCCGGTCTCGTTCCGGGCTTTTTTATGGAAGTGAAAATGCCTAACTGGACCCAGGTTCTTGCGGAAATCGTACAGGTGGCTCAAACAAGCCCGAACCCAGTAGATGATGTGCGCAAGAAGTACATGAAGCAGTTGCACCAAAACACCGGCCGTAACGTGATCGCCTACTATTCGGGTTTTCTGCAGAAGCCAGGCTACGGATTCGGCCAAGTGAATGACGACGATAAAAACGGCTTCATGAATGCGATACATGGTCTAGACCGTGCTCGTGGGCTCGACCTCATCTTGCATACGCCTGGCGGTGATCTAGCGGCTGCTGAATCAATCGTGCATTACTTGCGTCAGATGTTTGGAACCAATATCCGCGCGATTATCCCGCAGCTTGCGATGTCAGCGGGAACCATGATCGCGTGTGCTTGCGCTGAAATCGTCATGGGCAAGCAGTCCAATATTGGCCCGTTTGACCCACAATTCGGTGGGTTGGCCGCCCACGGCGTGCTTGAAGAGTTCGAGAAAGCAATCGAGTCTGTGAAGAGAGATCCGCAATCTACCCCTCTTTGGCAGGCGATAATTAGCAAGTATCATCCTACATTCTTGGGCGAATGCGAGAAGGCCATCGAGCTCGCGGATCTGATCGTGAAGACGTGGCTGGTCACCGGCATGTTCAACGGCGATGCGGATGCGGTTCAAAAGGCCGACAACATCGTAGTCGCGTTGAACGACCACGCGGGAACCAAAACTCACTCCCGCCACCTTCATATCGACGATGCCATAGGATTTGGGTTGAAGGTTGTAAAGCTGGAGGAAGATCCTGCTCTTCAGGACTTGGTGCTTACGGTGCATCACGCCTACATGCACACTTTCGCCAACTCGAACGCTGGCAAAATTATCGAAAATCACGACGGCAGTGCGATCGTTCTGTTCACCCAGTAACCTTCGTCGCTCCGCTGTTTTTGCTAATGAAATCCCATCATCTGGGACACCATAGCTGCCATGCTTTTTGTGTCTGCTGGTATCCAGCGGCCATAGTGTTTTTTCACCATTGTGGTGTCGCTATGGCCGAGCTGGCGGGCCACCCATTCAACCGGAACATAACTTGACAACGCCTGGCTAGCGAACGTGTGACGGCACTGGTTGGCGCCACGGTGGCGAACCTGAGCCTTGATCAAATGAGCTGTGAACCAGTTGCTGACGGTCTTGCCGCTCCATAGCAAGGCGCTTGTCGAGCTGCGAAACAGGAAGTGCAGGCGCTCTTTGCGTTTGGTGATGTTGTCACGCTGCACTATCTCAATTTCTTCCGAGGCGTAGTCGGTGCTGTCGGCCATCAGTTGACGCATCAGATCTAACGCCGGAGTAATAAGTTCAACGACACGTATTCGCGTCCGCTCCTTGGGCACTTTGAATTGTCCGCTCACCAATGCACGTCTGACTGACACTCTGCCGTGATCCAGGTCTACATCTTCCCTAGCGAGCGCGATCAGCTCAGACAGCGAGAGCCCGGTCCAGCTATTAAACAGGATCATGCGTGCATCTTTTTCACGCTCCGGATCGGCTCCAGCAATCTGGGCGAGTTCCTCACGGGAGAACGGGTCTGCTGTTTCAATATCAGAATCGATCTGTATGTTGGTGATGCGGTCGAGTGGATTGGTTTTTAGGACCCCATCTGCAAACGCGTCAGCCCATATTCCGCGAACAATGGTGAAGATGTCGTTGACTGTCTTCGGAGCCAGGCCCTGTTTTAATAACTGAGCCTGCCACAGTTCGAGTTCACTCTTGCTGATGTCCGTAAAACGCCTCTTAGCGAATTTTGCCTCTACGTGATTCGCCTTGCTCGCATAGTTGTCGAAGGTGCTCTTAGCCTTTCGGACTTCTTGCACTTCCAGCCATTTGGTCAGGCCTTCCTTTACGGTGCGCTTCAACGACACGCCGGGGTTTAACGACCAAGCAGCAGCCCTGGGGGAATCAGGGAAGTGCGAAGCGTAGTCGAAACGTCCTTCCTTGATCTCCGCCAGTATCGTGCGGCGCTTGTTGTCGGCATAGGCGATGGCGGCTTTGTTTATTTTAACGATGCCGGCCAGCGGCTCGCGGCAGCGCTGGCCGTGCAGCTGGAAAACAATTCGCAGCTGCTTGCCATTCATTTCTACGCCGGTAGGGAGCTTTTCCGTCATAGCTGCCCACCCATCCAGCGTTCAATTTCCTTACGGTTGAAGACGATCACGTTGGCTGGGTCGCGGCGCCAGTGCTTATTCTCCAGCCATAGCCCGCGGGTGCGGTATTTGCGTGCCGCCTCGGGCGTGAGGCCGAACACGGGCTGAAGTAGATCCTGACGGAACCAGTCGCCAGACATGATTTGAAACTCGTGTTTCTGTACAGCGCTCATATGTGAATCCTCATGCATTATTCTGTGTTTCAGCCGCGAGACGAGCGACGCGGGCTGCTTGTCTTTTCTTGCTGCACTGGTCGTGGTGACCTTTGTTGCGGGGAATACCGCACTGGTCGCAGATGACGTTGCAGTCAGTGCATAGCCCACGGCTATTCAATCTTGCCAATCGCCGCAGCGGAGCTTTCATGCTGCCTCCGGATCAGCGTGTGCATAGGAGTCTGTATGCTGTTGCAGCCACTCTTGGAACCTGTCCATTCCCAAGGGCTTTAATCCGGTCCACCCGATTGGCCACCCCATTAGCCACTCGACCCATTCCGGGTTCAGCTGGCCACCGTCCGAAGCCATAACCGCATGGTCTAGGCGGTCGTTTGATCGGTCCGCTCCTGATTTGCGTTTCAGCGCCGCTGGCGATGAACCTTTGCTCGCGCTCGCAACCGGTGTCGGCCATCTCCTTCTCCGCTGATCCGTCGTGCCACCTGGGACTTGCGCCGGCCACAATCCAGATTCGATCACGCTGGTGGGGGGCGTCGAGATCAGCTGCTCCCACAACTCCCCAACGTGCGTCATACCCCATCTCGGCAAGGTCACCGAGGACCATGGCAAGTCCTCTTCCCACAAGCAGTGGTGAGTTCTCCATGTAGATCTTTCGAGGCAGTACCTCACTGACGATTCTTGCCATTTGTTTCCAAAGCCCAGATCGCTCACCAGTGATTCCGATGCCGTTCCCGGCGGCTGAGATGTCTTGACAGGGAAATCCGCCAGAAACGACGTCAATAAGGCCGCGCCATGGTCTTCCGTCAAAACTGCGCACGTCAGACCAAATTGGGAAAGGCGGGAGGGCTCCATCATTTTGTCGTTGCGCCAGAACTTGTGCGGCGTAGGCATCACGCTCAATGGCGCAGACGGTGCGCCATCCCAAGAGGTGGCCGCCCAGAATTCCTCCGCCAGCGCCCGCGAAAACAGCCAGCTCATTCATGCGGCCTCCGCGTCACGAGATGCCGAGTGCGTCTCGTGTTCTGACTGGGATTTGCTTGATACCGGTTCTTGGATGCGAGTCGCTATCCGGTTCAAAGCTTCCAAGTGCTCCACCACTCGACGGCGGTAGGGTTCGGTGCCGGTGATCGGCGTCCAGAACTTGTGCGCGACGTGCAACGTGGTCGATACGTCGATTAGGGTTTGGAGGTCTCCTCTTTGTATAGCGTTGTGGTCGCTTAATTGCTCTGACCGAGCTTCGATCCGCCCGGCTGCTTTACCTTGGGCGAATTGGAAGCGACGGTCAGCTGCCAGAGCTTTGGCTGTAATGCGGAACAAGCTGTAGGCCAGGCAGACGCCAAGTGCCAGAATCAAAATGTGCGTTAGTTGCATGTGCTGTGCGTCCTCTGTTTGGGCCACCGCCGTGGTTTCGTGGCGAAAGGGGACGGTGGGCTATGACTGTGTTGCGGAGGTTGGTTACTTGCCGAGCTGGAAACTGCCGATTGTGAGTTTCGCGGCGCCGCCAATCTCGGATGCCACCACCTGCTTGAACTCTTGCGCCAGGTCTTCGCGCAGCTGTGCTTCACCGATCCAGCGAAGGCGCAGCATCGGTTTATCGCCGCCGGTTAGCACAGCGAGCCGAAGCTGGATGGTCTGAGCCTGCAGGCCTTCATATGGGATGACGCGAAACAACAGCTCGGCCGGCAGACCTTCCGCTGATTTGGCTTCGATCTGGTCCATAGCCGACCGCGATGCGCTCATGTCGCCCACGACATGCTCGCTTTTGCGGGCTTGCTCTATGGTGATTGAGCGAATCGCCCCGGCGGCGCGGCGCAGGTCAATGTCTGTCCCATCGGGGGTAATGGCTGCAAGATTAGGCGCCCAGTCTTCGATGAAGTCGCTGAGTTCCTTTTGCGCGTGAGCACGGCTGGCCGCGTTCTCAAGGGCGATAAAGGCAGCGGTTTTTTTCAGAATCAGCTTCGAATAGAAATCGCCGTGCCCTGCAAGGTTTTGATCCCCCAGGTTGAACAGCACGACGCACGTCATTTCTTCGCTGTTCACGAAGCCGCCACTATCAGTGCCCGCGTGCGTCAGGGTGTAGTCGGCAAAGTCTTTCAGAGAACTGGTGGTCATCACGCCACGGAAGCGGCTCCGGTGCTCTTGAAATGCTTCCAGACTATGCACTCGTGCGTCCGCCGGCAGGACCATGGCCGGGTTGAAGGTATCGAGATTCTTCGCGTGAGCCAGAACGGCGGTGTCCTGAATGAGCTGAATTGCTTTAGCTTCCATTGGATCGGTTTCCTTGTGGTGAGAGGAATGGAATTTCGGAATTAGGACTTGGCGTGAATCGGTGCTGCGTTCCGATCAAACAGCTGATCGGCTGCGGGTGTTTCGGGGAACAACGTCAGGCGTCCGCCCTCGCCGACGTACATGGGCGTTTCCATTGCGGTGTCTTCACTTCGACTGCCCCGCTTGGTCGGTACCTTGTAGGCAAGCTTGTGGTTGATCGCGACCTGATGGCTGCTGGCGATCTGTTTCAGCGTGAAAGTGACCGTCACTGTGCCGACCTTACTGTTGTCGACCACTCCTGCAGCGACCTCGGATAGGGCATGGCCGATCTGATCGGCAAACACGCCGGCGTTAAGTTCGCCGATGAACTCGACGGTGTTGGTTGCTTTCATGTGCTGTGCCTTCTGTCTAGTGCTGTGGTGAGAATTCAGGCTGCGTTGCTGCGCTGCATATCGAGGTAATCAGCCAGGTCATGCAGATAAACCACGGGTTGCCCTTTGCTCGATCCGCCTAGGCGGGTCACCTTGAGTTGAATGGCCCCGGCGTTGATCTTGCGCAGCAGGTACCGGTCGCTTGCGATGTGCGAGAAATAGCGCTCTCTGACCGCACTGAGCGTCGGGCAGGGCGTGGCGAACTCGCTACGCAATTGGTTCAAGGTTGTGCTCACGCTGCGTGCTCCCCCGGCCCCTCTGCTGGGGGCAGCAGCTGCAAGCGGATTAATTCGGCCAGCCCTTCCGGTGACTTGCCGGTTGCCGTTGCAAGTAGCCTCCCGCGTTCATCGGCAACGACGGCGCCATAGGGACGTTCGGGGCTCTTGGTCGGGGTGACGTAGGCAATCTGGCCGTCGTGCACTACTGCATCAACCCGACGGAATACCTCGGCTAGTTCGACCGTAACGGGGGGCAATCCCTCCAGCATTGCCAGCGCTTCGGTAGTCGCGCCAATCAGCGTCGCCCGGCTGATGACGGTAGGGTGGTTCAAGAACATCGGAACCAGTTTCAGGGCGCCCACGGCGTGGGTGATCGCGGTCTGATTCATGCTGCTGCATCCTTGTTGATCTTAGTGACGTTGATCCCAAGCTTTTTTGCCAGCCATTCCACACCTGGCTCTTTCACCATCACGACGGCGTAATGGCGATAGTTGCTGAGCTTCGGGTTCCAGGTGCTGCGAGTGTCGGAATACAGGTAGCCGCGGTCCCGGTGATGGCTTGCCAGATCGCCGTCCTTGGTCAGGATGTGCAGATCGCGCAGCTTGGCTCGGAAGGCTCGCGGTTTGATGCCCAGCACGGCAGCGGTCTGGTCGAGAGTTCGGTTCATGGGTAGTGCTCAGGCTGCGGACCGAATGCGCCGAGCGTGCAGCGCATGCAGGATCGTTTCGACCTGGTGATGCAGGCTTGCCAGATCGCCGTCGTTAACCAGCACCAAATCATCCTTGTGAAGCGATACACCTGCCTCACTTAGGTGAGGGTTAACTCTCGGTGCGTCGAAGCGCTGGAGATGCACAACCACGCCGCCACGCTTGCGGACAAAGTCCGCCTCGTTCTCGAACCGCAGGTCGCTGATCACGAAGCTTGGTGCGGGCCACGATGCATTGGCGAGGGCATCAAGATGCTGCTCGGCCAGATCGACCCATAGATTCGCGCTGACCATGTGGCGCCCCCACTCGGTGCCGAGCAGCTGCATCAGCTGTCGAGGGGAGCGACCCAGCCAGGCAATGGGTTCCTCTTTTGCTGCGCCTTCAAAATCCTCTGGCGATAGCTGGAAAATCGCCATCAGTGCGTCGCGTAGCGGATCAGCAAAGGCGTAGCACTCGAAGCCGTGTTCGAGTACGAGATGATGCGCCGTGGTGCTTTTGCCCGTACGGGCAGGGCCGGTGAGACCAATGAGGAGTTGGCTCATGCTGCATCCCCTCCCCATGGCGACAAGTCATCAGCCTGATTCCGCTGGGCGTGACGTTGCTTCGGGATGGTGATGATCAGCAGCCCTGTCCGGCGCTGGATGGCTTCAATTGAGGCTTTTGACGTTGCCGCTGCGGGGTGAAGGAATACCCTGCAGCGGGTAGCTTGCTGCGCTGTTTGCATTGCTTTTACCTTGTGGTGAGAGGTAGACAAGGTAAAAATTAGCAACAGCTAAATAATTATGCAATAGCAATTGCTAAATTATTTGAGGGGTCATTCTTTTTCCGGTACCACCCAAGCTAATTTGACGGAGTCATCCTCAAGCTGCGTCATGTGAACGCCGTCCGTTTCTGCAATAGCTTCTAGGATGCTTTCCCAGTCTTCTTGCCGCTCGTCCGAAGACTTGCAAATGACCGCTGCGCGAGCCTTCTGTGCTGCTGGCGAGTTAATGATTTTCTGTAAGCGTGCACCCAGCATTTCGAGTGAGGTTGGGAGAGGCGGGGACTTTGGTTGTTTTGATGCCATGGGGTTTCCTCCTTGGTTACTGTATGTGCATACAGTATCCGCGATGGCGTCGGCTCGCAACAAAAGAGTACGAATGTACTCCTGTGAGTAGTGAGCGAAAAAAAACCCGCATAGAGCGGGTTCTTGGAAATATCAGGATCAAAGTTTTCTAGCATTCCAGACCATGAGTACTCGGGCGTGGATGTGAATTTTCTCCAGGTCTACACCATCGATCATGATTGCCGGGTACACAGGGTTGTCAGAGATCATGCGCAGCGTTCCGCCGGTCATGCGCTGTAGACGCTTGATAAATAGGTCTCCATCGAGGGTGAACGCGTAGACAGCGTCGGTTCGAATCGTCGTTATTCCCTTGTCCACCAGCAGCGCGTCGCCGTCCCTAAACGTAGGGTCCATGCTGTCACCATCGCCAGTGATGATGGCAAGGTTTTCCAAAGCGGAATACGCCAGCCCTTGGGATTTAAGCCAGTCAGAATGGACTGTCAGATCTCGTATCACCTCGATTTGGTGACTTGGGGTGTGGCCCGGCCCCATCGATCCCGCCACATTGAGATGGGGGATCGTGACGAACCCGAGCGCCTCCATAACCCGCTTTTTGGGGAGTGGGTTGGCTGACGGAACTGGTGTCAACGCTTGCGCTTCGTCTGTGAATGGTGGGCTCACCAGCGAGCCCTTGGGAAGTCCGATTTTCTCTTCAAGGTTCGCCGCAGCCTTCTCGCCGAGCTTCCTGTGTCCATTCAGAAGTTGTGACAAATAGGAAGCATCCAGCCCGTGAAGGTCGGAAAAGTCTTTTTGGCTGAGGTTGCCCATCACCCGTCGCAGAGCTGCTGTTCGCTGTGTGCTGATATCCATTGCGCAATCATCCATGCGCGTTAGCAAACAGTAAATTACGGTTTGCTATTGCGTTGCTAATTAGCAATTGCTAATCTCGCTTCTCAATAGGAGGTGCATATGACTCTGCACGAATATTTAAAGGGTTTTGATAAGCCAGCTCTCGAAGAGTTTGCGAGGCGCTGTGACACAACCGTGGGGCAGCTGAGGCAGGTGTCCTACAACAATCGGCGCGCGGGTGCCGCACTGGCAGTCAGCATCGATCGAGAGTCCAAAGGGTCGGTTACCTGCGACCAGTTAAGGCCAGACATTGACTGGGCATACCTGCGGCATTCATTAGCAGCTTAGAACTACCGGGCCGGGGCTCTCTCACCACAAGTATCCCCCCGACCCAGACAGGCAGCGCATTGCGCTGAAGCTCCACCGACCGGGTCCTCTCACCACAAGAATCGTCCGGTCGACTCGAAAGACATGCGTGCCGCACAGCACGTTTAGCACAGCACATCGGTCGTGGTCGTAGGATAGGGCGTGCCCGTTTCTATGGCTACACCGTAAACGGGGATTTTACGGTTATGAGTCGCTCAGATCTTTTGCCGGACGCAGGTCCGGTTCTTACATTGCGCCAAGCCCTTTACCGCGCGGGCCGCGATTACAAGGGTGGTCTTACCGCCCTGGCCTTCGAAATGGTGATCGAAAACGACGCCCTTCAAAAGAAACTCAAGCTGGATGAAGAGCGCCGCTGGCTGTCACCTGATGAACTTGAAGAGGTCATTAGACTGACTGCCGATCCGCGCCTGCTCGACGCACTAATGCGCCCAGCGGGAGCGGTCTGGTACCGACCGATCCCAGTCCCAGCGACCTGCCAGGCTTTGAAGGCGGTAGGCAAGCTGCTTGAAGAGTCAGGCGAGTTCGTTGCCTGCATGCACGACGGTGCCGCTGACAACGTGTGGGAGCCGCATGAGGTTGCTGCGCTGGAAAAGCAGGGCATGGATGTAATCCGTGAGGTACTCGGCATCATGGCCGGTGCACGTCAAGCGATGGAGTGCCGAGACAATGGCTGATGTCGCTGATATCGCTAACGATCAAGCCCAGTATCTGCTGGATGTCGCATTGCAGCGTCGGGCAGCAGCCCCCGTGCGTGCCAGTGCTGAGTTCTGCGAGGTTTGTGACGACCCGATCCCGCTGTTGCGGCAGCAGAAGGTGGCAGGTTGCCAAACCTGCGTCAGCTGCCAAGCGTTGCGGGAGCGGCGGAAATGACCGACCGCTCGAACCCAAGCAGTATCGCAACATGGGCTCGGCGTTACATAGAAATCTTCAACTTGGCTCTGGTTTCCATCGAGCCGGGTGAGAAGGCGCCGAAAGGATTTGGCTGGAATAAGCCTGGCGGATATATCACCGATCCTGACGCGGCTGAGAAATTCTGGACGTCGCACCCGAAGCACAACTTGGGCGTAGTGCTAGGCCCAAGTCGTGTCTGTTCGCTGGATGTCGATGACGTCGAGTACACGCGCCAGATATTTGCAGATCTGCTCGGCTTGGATCTGGACGCGCTGGCCGAGGCCTATCCGACTGTCGTTGGTAATCCGGCACGCTTCCGTATTCTGTTCGCGTTGCCTGATGGCCTTGACCTCACGCGCCATTCCCTTGCGTGGCCGAATCCAAACGATCCGGACGGCTCGAAGCACAAGTCGCTGATCATGAAAGCGAACACCGCCAAGGATGCCGGGGACACGGCGCGGGAGAAGCTTTACCGTGTCGAGGCGCAGCAGTACGCGCGCATCACGGTGTTTGAGCTTCGCGCCGGCCTTGTGCAGGACGTACTCCCGCCTTCGATCCATCCTGGCACTGGTAAGCCCTACACCTGGCGCACTCCGCCATCCGCTGACGGTCTTCCGGTCCTCACCGCTGACCTGCTGAACATCTGGAACGGATGGGACATCTTCAAGCGTGATGCCGAGGCCGCATGCCCTTGGGCGCCGAAGATCGAGCAGCCAAAGGGGAAGCAAAAACCCAAGCCTGTCTCAACTACCGGTAAGCAGCCGTCTGTAATCGACGAGTTCAACCGTTGCCATGATGTCGAAGAGCTGCTGAGAGCCCACGGGTACATCAAACGCGGCCAAAAATGGTTGTACGCACAGAGCAGTACCGGATTGCCTGGCATCACGATCACCGAAGGCAAGGTGTATTCGCACCATGGCGCTGATCCACTTGCCAACGGCCATCAAAACGACGCGTTCGAGGTTTACTGCCTGCTCGAGCACGGCGGCGATCAGTCGCACGCAGTGAAAGAAGCGGCACGGATGTTGGGAATGCAGTCCGCTCGTCCACCGCAACCAGATCTTCCCCCAGCCCCTACACCCGAAGAGGCCGACCTTGGGCCGTCAGCAGAATCGGCTCCTGCCAACTACGGGGGGGCGGGGGACGGTTTGACGGTTGACCAGCTGCTGCGGCGTTTTGCTTTGGTGGAAGGCACCACGCAGGTATGGGACACCGATAAAACGCGGGTAATGAAAAAGTCTGCGTTCGAGGCCTTGGTTGGAAAGTCTCTCGCGAAGGAGTGGATTGATAGCCCCAAAAAGAAGCTGATCGCTGATGACCAGGTGCGCGAGTTTGAGCAGGTTCGCAAGATGGCCGGCAAGAAGGGCGGGGCGCTGGGTATGGCTCCCGTCGACCGCTATGTCTACATCGACGGCACGAAGGACGTGTGGGATCGCGAGAAGAAACGACGCGTGCCCGAAGGCGCGGTAAAGATGGCGTTGGGCGATGCCTATGCGCTTTGGCTCAACAGTGCTGATCGCCGCGTTGTGGATGTCGACCACATTGTTTTCGACCCGACAATGACCAGGGATCCGGGCGTTTACATCAACACGTTTGAAGGGTTGCCGCTTGAGCCGGTCGACGATGACGAAGCGTGCGCGAATCTGCGGTGGCTCATTTCGTTCCTGTGCAACCACGACGACAGCGCCCACGAGTGGCTGACTCGCTGGCTGGCTTATCCGCTGCAGCACCTTGGCGCGAAGATGGATACTGCGGTGCTGATGCACTCCACCATGGAGGGCTCGGGCAAAAGTCTGCTGTTTGCGGACACGTTTGGTGCGCTCTACGGCCAGTATGCCGCAACAGTCGGTCAGACCCAGCTGGAAAGCAACTTCAACGCTTGGCAAAGCCGCAAGCTGTGGGCTGTGTTCGAAGAGGTCGTGAGTCGTGATCAGCGTTACAACCAGGTGGGCAAGATCAAGCACCTGGTGACCGGCAAAACTGTGCGGATGGAATCGAAGTTCATCAATGGCTGGGAAGAGTCCAACCACATGAACGCCGTGTTCCTGAGTAACGAGATCCTGCCTTGGCCCATCAGCGACAGTGACCGCCGAATGTTGGTTATGTGGCCGAATGAAACGCTACCTGTCGCCCGCCAGAAGGCAATTGGTCTGGAGTTGCAGAACGGCGGCGTAGCGGCGCTTTATGGCTGGCTGTTGGGAGTCGACCTGGGCGACTTCGATCAGCGCACTCGGCCTCCGAGCACCTCGGCGCGCGAGCGTCTGGTCGCACTCAGTCGAGCAGGCTGGCAAACGTTCCTGCAGCTTTGGAAGTACGGCGAATTGGGCGTCGGTCTTTGGGGCGCGTGCCTCTCCAGTGATCTGTATGCGCTGTTTATCGAGTGGTGCCATCGCAACAAAGAACACGCGATGAGTCAGACCAAGTTCTCCCTATTCCTGAGTTCCGAGGTCGAGAAAACGCGATCCATTCCGTGGACGGAGCGTAATGACCGCAAGTTCGGGGCGTTCTTCTTTCCTGATGATCCTGACGCTTCCCTCGCCCCATCGCTGAAGGCGGCAGATCTGGGCAAGACCGTCGAGGCGTGGCGCGCCAAAGCGAAGCTGGCAGGCTGGAATGTGGAGGCGTGGGACCACGTTAAGGCGGTTGCCGCATGAGTACGTCCAAATGTGTGTTGGGTGTGCTGACCGTGTGTTGGGCTACGTTTGACAACCCGACACATCTTTCAGGCCCGAAAACCGGGGCTTGTGGCGGTGTGTGTTGGGTGTGTTGGGTTTACGCGCGCGGGCGCGCATGTGCGCAGAATATTTCACCGCTTTCAGTGGCGAGAATCTTTTCCCATGCGAACCCTGAAAAACCCAACAAACCCAACACACTCAACACAACATTTATTAATCAATTGATTTGTATAGGTTTTTTGTGTGTCGGGTTTGTGTTGGGTAGCCCGTTTTTTGTGTTGGGTCTGATTTTGTGGGGGATTGGGGCATGATCAAGGAAATTGAAGAACTGATGGTTCATTGGGGAGAGCAGCGGCGCCAGCACGGCCTGAGTGGCGGTGTGCTGGGCAGCCAGTTGGGTACGATCATCGAATGGGGCGGATGTCCTCCGCGCGGTACTCCAGGTAGTCGCATCCCGAGCGGTACCGGCGGCGGGCTTGATCACATCGCCTATGAAGTCGACGCGGCAGTTGCTGAGCTGGAGCGCATGACAGGTAACGGACCTCGCCTCTCGCGCCTGGCTGAATACAGGTACTGCATCGGGGCCACTGTGCGTGAACAGATGCGCGTCATCGAAATAGCAGAAGACGCTGATCGCACCTATCGGAATTGGGTGCATCGTCTTCACCAGCAAGTGATGTTAATCCTGACCGTGCGTAGTGGCCGTAGCCGCGGCTACCTTGGTCAGAAGCGTGAGAACGCTCAGTGCAGGATCACGAACAATGGTGCTGGCCGCGCGCGGGCATGACCGTTCGTCCGGGTACCTTGTCGTATTGTGGTCGTATTGTGGTCGCGTTCTGGTCACATTTGGTTTTACCGAAAAACGCCTCTTTTCGGTCTTTCCGGAGCAGCGTAAAAAGTCACCACGATATGCGAGAACCGCTTAGGTAGATCGCCCACCGAGCACAGTGCTGTGCAGCTTCACCTGGCCACCCCCTGGCCGTCACCAAACCCCGCTCCGGCGGGGTTTTCTTTTTCAAGCAGAGCGTTCCAACACGTCCCGCAGGCAGAGCTTGAAAACGTAAGCTACCCCCAACAGTACTGGAACTCCCAGCCCAGCAAGGTTGAGCGCTGTGACTCTGATCCACATCTCCAGACCTGAATCGGTAAGCAACCGATAAATAGAATGGAAGTGACTCACCATGAGCACTAATAAGCAGATCCACGCCAAGAAGATTTTCATATCTATGAGTCGTTTTTCTGGGATCGAGTAGTAGGCAAACATTAGTCCGAGAACCGCGAGCAGCTTTTCCATCTGTGTATCTCCACGAGATTTGATGTGTTGATGCTAAGCGCCGATTGCGCGCTCAACAATTCAAAATCTGCTCTGGTTTTCAAAAAAGGTTGTACTGGAGTTCAACCCATGATCGAAAAATTAAATCAGTGAGAAAGCGCGATGACGAACGAGCAGCAAGCGTTAGTAGATATGCCGATCTGGATGGTGATTGTTCTGTCTCTGGTCGGCGGTATTTCCGGCGAGATGTGGCGTGCTGACAAGGCAGGTATGCGAGGCTGGTCGCTGATCCGGCGTCTCGCGCTGCGGTCTGGTGCGTGTGTGGTGTGTGGCGTGTCGACCATGATGCTGCTCTATGCCGTAGGAGTTTCACTCTTCGCTGCCGGCGCCGCTGGATGTCTTACCGCAATGGCTGGGGCCGATGTAGCCATCGGGCTTTATGAACGTTGGGCCGCCAAACGACTCGGGATCAACGAAATCCCTCCAGCCAGCGGTCAGAATGGGTAGCGAGAGCCCGGGAAGGCGCCGGGGACCCTGCGGGCATAGGCTGGGTACGGGGTCGCAAACCCGCGCCATTCTGTTAGCCACTGGTTCACCAGCTTAGTGAACTGCGGTTAACCGGGTGAACACTAGGTGAACAGGACCTTTCGCAATGACCCTTATCAGTAAATCGGAGTTCGCAGCGCGGCGAGGCTGGGCGAAATCCTACGTTTCCAAACTCGCTAAACAAGAACGTCTGGTGCTGACCGAGGACGGAAAGATTGATCTGGAAGCCACAGAGCGTCTTCTCGATGAATCCGCAGACCCAAGCAAGGCCGCTGTCGCCGCCCGGCATGAAGAGGCACGGGTAGAAAAGGACGTGCGCAGCGAGCTTGCTGTAGTTGCCGAAACATCTGCGGCACCTCTGCAGAACAAAGGTCCGGATTTTCAGAAGGCCCGGGCCCATCGAGAGTACTACCTGGCGCAGCTTGCCGAGGCAGAGTTTCACAAAGTGCAGGGCTCGCTGGTCGATCGGGAGTCGGTAACAAACGCCGCCTTCGGTGCCGGCCGAATGCTGCGTGACCTGGTCTTCGGGTTGTGCCCGCAACTTGCGCCACAACTGGCAGCAATGACTGACCCTTGGGAAGTCGAGAAGCACCTCGCGGGTGAATTTCGCCGCGTATTCGAAGAGGCTGGCCGCATGAGTTCTGCGGACCTGCAACAGGCAATCACTGAGAGCTGAATCTATGCCCGAGGGATACGTAGACGGGGTAGAGGTGTACCACGAAGCGTATTTGCGAGGGCTCAAGCCTGATCCGGATCTGTGGATCGATGTGTGGGCCGACGAGTTCATGCGGATTCCCAAAGACACGGGTGCCGCTGAGCCGGGCAAGTACCGGACCGCCCGTACGCCTTACGCCCGTGAACCCATGCGCTGCCTATCACCAGCGCACCCCTGTAAACGTGTGGTCACGATGGTGGCCTCGCAGTTGATGAAAACCCAGATCGCACTCAACTGGATCGGCGGTTTGATCCACATGGCGCCGTCGAACATCCTCACGCTGCTGCCCAGTCTGGGCCTCGCTAAGCGTGTGTCATCTCGAATCGGCAAGACCATCAAGGCGACGCCAGAACTGAGAGATCGAGTTGCGGCGACCCGCTCCCGTGACTCACGCAACACAATGGATACCAAAGAGTTCGAAGGCGGGTCGCTGTACGTTACGACAGCAGGGTCTGCTGCAAACCTGTCGGAGCTTTCGGCGCGTTACATCTACGGCGATGAAGTGGATCGCTGGGAAGTCGACGTAGGCGAGGAGGGCGACCCGATTGAACTAGCGGAGACCCGTGGTAGCACCTTCGGCCGTAACGCCAAGTTCTACTTCTCCAGCTCGCCTACGATCAAGGGTGCGTCGCGGATATCGGACCTGTTCGAGTCCAGTGACCAGCGCTACTACTTCGTGCCGTGCCCACATTGCGGGCACATGCAAACGTTGGAATGGGAGCGGCTGCACTACTCGTCAGACTTCAGCATCGCGCACTACCAGTGTGCCGGCCCCGAATGCGACGTGCTGATAGAAGAACACCACAAGGGCGAGATGCTCGCGTGTGGTGAATGGCGAGCGACCGCCTTGGGCGACGGTGAAACCGTAGGCTTCAACCTGAACGCTCTTTACTCGCCGCTGGGCTGGATGGACTGGCGCTCGCTGGCGAAGCAATTCGAAAAGGCGAAGAAAGCCCAGGCCAAGGGCGACCTTGAACCGATGCAGGTGTTCTACAACACCCGTCTGGCAAAGGTTTGGGACAGCGCGCAAGAGCAGACGAAAGCTGACGTGCTGATGGCTCGTGCGCGCAAAGAGCTGTACTCGCTCGGCTCTGTACCGCCTTGGGTACTGATGATAACTGGCGCCGTTGACGTCCAGGCTAACCGCCTGGAGTTCATGGCAATGGGGTGGGGTGTCGGCATGGAGCGCGCCGTGATCGATCACCAGGTCATCGCCGGTGACCCTGCCGACGATCGCACCTGGGCTGCGCTAGACGAGCTACTCAAGGCTCGGTACCGACACCCATCGGGCGTAGGGCTGGGTATTCTCGCGGTCGGTGTCGACTCCGGTGGTCACCACACCGACGAGGTTTACCAGTTTTGCCGCGTTCGGCGTTGGCGGAATATTTTCGCGCTCAAAGGTGCGAGTAAACCCGGCAAGCCCGTGATTGCTCAACGGCCTTCCATGGTTGATGTGACATGGAAAGGGCAGACCGAACGCGGCGGCGCAGAGCTTTGGTTCGTGGGTACCGACACCGCGAAGGACTGGATCTACAACCGGTACCCTTTTGAAAACGGGCCGGGCGCTCTGCATTTTGCCAACGACCTGCCGGACGAGTTCTTCGCCCAGTGTGTCGCAGAGCGAAAAGTCGCCCGCTATGTCCGTGGGCATAAGCGAATCGAGTGGGTCAAAGGCAAGGCCGAGCGCAACGAAGCACTCGACCTCATGGTTTACAACCTCGCGATGGCTCATTACCTCGGCATCGCTCGTTACAAAGAGTATGAGTGGGATCGGGTACGCCAGTCGATCGCGCAATCGAGCCTGTTCGATGAGCGTGTATCGAAACCGGCGGATCTGGCCCCCAGTCCGGCTGTCCGGTCCTTGGCAGCGCCAATACCGCAACCGGTGCCAGTTGTACACCAGCCAGCGACCGTAACTCCGGCGCGTCCCGTTGCGCCGCCCCCTACCCGCCGCAGCTCAAGTAGCGGCTATCTGAAGAGACGATAAATGGCGTTCACCCAAAAACACCTCGAAGCGGTCGAGACGGCGATCGCGCGCGGTGAAAAAACCGTGCGCTACACCGATCGTACCGTCGAGTACCGAACGGTGGATGAGCTGCTCAAGGCTCGGGAAGAGATCCGCCAGTCCCTGGTCAATGCGGCCACGCCGCGCTCGCGAGTAATCCGGCTCTACCATGCCGGTAAGGGGATCTGATGGCTCGTCATTTTCCGACGCTCACACGTAGCGGATTTCTGCTGCCGTCGAACATCAAGGCCAGCTACGAAGGGGCCGGAGAAGGGCGCCGTTCTGCCAGTTGGGATGCGCCGGACAATGGGGTTAACAGTCTGGTCATGCCTGCGTTGCGCAACCTTCGCAGCCGCTCCCGAGCTGCAGTACGCAATGATCCTTACGCTTTCAACGTAATCGACAAGCGGGTCAGCAATCTGATCGGCACTGGCATCAACCCTCGACCCCGTATAGACGATCCAGAATTGCGGCACCTGCTGCAGGAACTTTGGGACGATTGGGTGGATGAGTCCGATGCCGACGGGCTGACCGATTTTTATGGCCAGCAGGCGCTGATCGCGCGGACCGTTGAAACCTCCGGCGAGTGCTTCGTACGTTTGCGGCCGCGCAGCCCCGACCAGGGCTTAGCGGTACCGATACAGCTTCAGGCTCTCGCGCCAGAGTTCGTGCCGCACGATAAGTTTGAAATGACCAGTACCGGCAACATCATTCGCGCCGGTATTGAGTTCACTCCCGCAGGTCAGCGAGTGGCTTATTGGATGTACCGCTCGCACCCGCGTGATGCGGCAAGTTTGAACAGTGGCTACAACCAGCTCGTGCGGGTTCCGGCAAGCCAGGTGCTGCACATCTTCGAACCCATCGAGCCTGGTCAATTGCGGGGCGTCCCCCGTCTTTCTCCGGTGCTCAAACGCCTGCGTAGCCTCGACAACTACGATGACGCGGTTCTGTTCCGACAAGAAGTCGCGAACCTGTTCGCTGGCTTTATCAGTCGGCCGGCACCGGATGCTGGCCAGGTTCCGCGCGACCCAGTAACGGGCTTGCCGTTAAACATGGATGCGGACGGCTTCACCCCCATGGTTGCTTTGGAGCCCGGCACCATGCAGGAGCTGGGACCTGGCGAGGAGGTTGAATTCTCCAAGCCACCTGATGCCGGTAACAACTATCCCGATTTCATGCGACAGCAGTTGATGGCCGCTGCAGCAGGGACCGGCACGCCATACGAAATCATCACCGGCGACATGCGCGAGATCAACGACCGGGCGCTGCGCGTCGTTCTCAATGAGTTCAGGCGCCGATTGGAGCAGCTGCAATTCAGCGTTTACGTTCACCAGCTCTGCCGTCCTGTGCGTGCGGCTTGGATGGACATGGCGGTGTTGTCAGGAGCGTTGAGCCTGCCGGACTACGCGCTGCGCCGCCGCGAATACCTGCGCACACGGTGGGTTCCTCAAGGCTGGGCCTACATCCAGCCCGTCCAAGACGTTCAGGCTAGACAGATGGAGGTGAACGCCGGGTTCGCCTCTCGCAGTGAAATGGTATTGCGCACCGGCTACGACGCGGAAACGGTCGATGCCGAAAACGCCGCTGATGTGCAGCGAGCCAAGTCCCTTGGTCTCAATTACAAAACCCTCGAAACCGTCGTGCAACCCGACGACAAGGATCAGCCATGAGCAAGAAAGCCAAACCCCGCGTTTACAACGGGGCAGGGGAGCTCGTCCCCGTCCAGGCCAAGCACTGGTATCACCTCCAAGCCAGCGGTGAAGCCGAACAGAAAACGATCGAGATCTATGTCTACGGTGAGATTGGCGGTTGGGGCATTACGGCCAGCCAGTTCGTGCGCGATCTCATGGCGCTGGACGACGGTGTCACGCCGGTTGTGGCCGCTTTCAACAGCGTGGGCGGCGACCTGTTCGACGGCCTTGCGATACACAACGCCCTGCGCCGTCTTGGTGAACGCTGCACTGGTCGCGTGGATGCACTTGCCGCAAGCGCGGCCGGTGTCGCGGTCTGCGGCGCGCATCGTGTAGTAATGGCATCGAACTCGATGCTGATGATCCACAACCCCTACACGTGGACCAGCGGTGATGCGGATGATTTGCGGCGTGTTGCCGACGTTCTCGATCAAACCCTTGAAGCGATCATTGCGTCGTACAAAGCCAAGGCCTCGAATATCGACGACGCAGAGCTGCGTCGTCTGGTCAGCGCAGAGACCTGGCTGACGGCTGCGGAGGCCGTCGAGCTGGGGTTTGCTGACGAAATCGTTGATGGGGTGACTGTCAAGGCGTGTCTGGGGGAGGGCGCGGTATTCAACCGCTTCCAGAATGCTCCGCCAGATCTGCTGGCACAGCTGGAAGCCGATGACGAGCCTGTCGTTGAACCCAAAGTTGAAGATAAACCGGCGCCGGTGGTCGATGCCGCCAAGTTGGCCCTGATGATCACCCAAAACTGTACACAGGCTGGCATCAGCAACCTGATCGAACCGCTGATTGCTTCCACCAAATTGGTAGACGAGACCACAGTTCAAGCGGCGATCACCCAGGCCAAGGCCGTGCGAGACCTTTGCGTTGCGGCCCGGTTACCAGAGTCCACCGCGGAGTTCGTTAAAGCTGGGCTGGACGAAAACGCCGTGCGGGCACGTCTGTTCGAAAAGCTCACCGGCAGTGGTGGGTTCGAGATCGACAACAGCCTGCCATTGGAAAATGACAAGCCAATCCAGGCAACTGCTCGACAACCCAACCCTGGCGGTATCTACGCCGCTCGTAAAAGCCAAACTTCATCTGCAAGAGGAACAGGTCGATGACCATCAAGAAAGAGCCGATTCACGCAGGTGAATTCCTGTTGTCGGAAGGTGCCGGACAAATTTCCCGCGAGGCCATCAACGTGGCGGCAGGCGCTGCCTTGTACCCGGGCCAGATTCTGGGCTTGGTTACCGCGACCGGCGAATTTGCACCCTATGCCCCGGCGGCCGAGGACGGTACCGAAAACGCAGTCTGCATTTTGTACGGCCCTCTGGGTGAGGCTGAAATCACACGCCGTGGCCGTGCAGTGGTGCGCTTGGCTGAGGTCAGTGAAGCCCATCTCACAGGGCTGGATCTTGACGCAGAAAAAGCCCTGACCGCGAAGTTCATCATCCTTCGCTAAGGCGAAGCAGCTTTCATCCCACCCCGCACAGAGCGGGGTTTTTCATTTCTGGAGTGGACCATATGGCTGATATCGCCATTTTCGATGACGACGCGTTCAGCGTCGCAACCCTGACTGCCGCGATCAACGAGCAGGAGTACCTACCCGGGCGTATCGGCGCTTTGGGCCTGTTCGAAGAGGAGGGCGTCACCACCTTGACCGTCCAGATTGAAAAGGACGGCGACACCTTAGCATTGGTGCCTGCCGGTGAGCGTGGCGTGTCCGGATTGGTAGTTGGTGGTAGCAAACGCATCCTGATCCCGTTCAATACCGTGCACCTGCCGCAGCGATTCGCTATTAACGCGGATGAGATTCAGGGCATCCGTGCGTTCGGTACGCTGACCGAGCTGCAGGCTGTCCAGGATGTCGTCAGCAGGCGCCTGGCAAAAGCCCGCCGTCAACTGGATGCCACGCACGAGTTTCAGCGTATGGGTGCGATCAAGGGGCAGGTCCTCGATGCAGACGGCACCTCGGTGTTGCTCGATATCTACGACCGCTTCGGCGTCACCCGGCAAGAACTGTCGATGGGGCTCAACAGCGCCGATGCCAATGTCCAGGTGCAATGTGTCGAGGCACTCGACATGCAGGAAGAGGCACTGGGCAGTGTGACCACCACTGGATCCCGAGCGCTGTGCGGCAAAACCTTCTGGGCCAAGTTGATCGCTCACAAATCAGTGATGCAAACCTATCTGGCAACCCAGCAGGCCGCGGCCCTGCGTGGCGACGGTCGTGAATCCTTCGACTTTGGCGGCATCACCTGGGAACGCTATCGCGGCAAGGTCGCCGGCGTAGCGTTTATCGCCGACGATGAAGCGCGCCTGATTCCTGAAGGCGTGCCTGAGCTGTTCATCTCTGCGTTCGCCCCGGCGGACTATATGGAGACCGTCAACACGCTCGGGCTCCCGTACTACAGCAAGTTGGAAACGATGCCGTTCGGCAAAGGCGTAGCAGGTGAAGCGCAGTCCAACCCCCTTCACCTGTGCACCCGGCCTCGCGCTGTAATTCGCTTGAAGCTCTGACGATGGGCTTTCGGGATCTGGTGGCGGAAGTCGACGATGTCGTCTTCGAGATTCTTGGCGACGCCGCAACCATCGATGACCGTTCAATCGTCGGGATGTTCGCAGCCCCATGGCTGCAACCCAATGTCGGACGGTTGAACACCGGTCTTCGCGAGCCTCATTTTGTTATGCGGGTGAGCGAAGCCGTTGGCATCGATCAAGGCCAGGGCATCAGGATAGATGTCCCTGAGCTGGACGGTGGCGGTGAATACACCATTGTCAGGCTGGAGCCAGACGGTGCTGGCCTGGTTACTCTCGTGTTGAGGTTGAAAGCATGAGCATCGGTTCATTCTACAAAACGTCGTCAAGCAGCGGTTTGATCACGATCCAGCCTTCAGCGACCGACCTGCAAGCGTTCACGGATTTCGCCAAGTTAGTGCCGCGCGCCGCTGCAAACGCTCAGCGCCGAGCAATCAACAAAACGCTAGGTTGGTTACGGACGCAAATTGCTCGTGCAGTCAGCAGGCAGGAAGGCATTGCAGTCCGCGCTGTGAGGCAGCGACTGCGGGCTTATTCTGTTCGGGGGGGCAGTACGCAGGGCAAGCTCTGGTTTGGCCTTAACCCTTTGGAGGCGAGCCGAACCGGGCGGGCGCGCCAGACTACTTCGGGTGTATCGGTGGGCAGGCGTCGTTATGCCGGTGCTTTTTATAAGAAGGTCTACGGCAGTAGCGCCGATATCTGGATTCGCACGGGGAGTAAGCACTTCCAATCGCGCGACTATCCGAACAGCGATGTTTCCACCGCTGGTGGCCCAAGGTCTGGGTGGATCTCAGAAAACGACAGCCGATTTCCTCTGGCCAAGGCCAAAGTATCCATCGAGAACGTGCGACCGCTGTTCGAAAGTTGGGTACGTCAAACCGACGCGAGGCTTTTGCAGGTCTTGAAGCAAGAACTGAACTTCGAGCTTCAGAAGTACATGCGAGGTAACGCCCTTGGCTGACCAACCGCTTTCACTGGATTTATTTTTCGCTACCGTCGAGCAACACATCGGAGAGCAATTATCGGGTCTGCAAACTATTGCCACCTGGCCGGACATCCGAGATCGGGTCCGCTTGCCGGCGTTGTTCTTAGAGCTGGGTGAAGTGGAGCCCGGAACAGATCCCGGTACCGGTCTGGTAGGGCTCGTATGCAGGATGGAGGCGTACATTATAGTGGCCGCTGAACTGCCCCGGCATCATCATCAAGCGGCGCAGCTGGCAACGCAGCTCGCTGTGTTGCTTCGTATGCAGCACTGGGAATTGGATGATGTTGAGCCTGCAGAGTTTATGCAGGCTGGCCCGGACTGGACCAAGCCAGAGCTCGATGGTTACACGGTTTGGAAAGTCGATTGGACCCAGACGCTTTATCTTGGCCAGGAGGAATGGCCGTGGAAGGCTGAGCCAGGCCCGATTGTCTGGGGTTTCAGTCCTCAGACCGGGAAGGGGCACGAAGATGATTATTTTCCTCCCGAGACCCTGGAGCCACCTGCATGAGCAGCTATGCGCTTGCCCAGCACGACCAAATGCTGGCCGGTCTGATCATTCCGAGTTTTGTCGTTGCGTTAGACCTTACCGCGTCGCCGCCGATGTGCCGGGTATCGAATGGCGGTGATTGGACGAGTGCGTGGGTGCGCTGGCACAGCATCGCAGCGGGTAAGGCCCGACACTGGCGAGCCCCGAGCATGGGAGAACAGGGAGTCTTGATCAGCCCGAGTGGCGATCCCGCGCAAGGTACCTTCGTCCCAGGCCTTTACGGTAACGCAGGCCCACCCCCTGATAACCGCAACCACGTCGAGGTCTGGCGCTTTGATGATGGCGGCTCCCTGGTGTACGACTGGGAAGCCAACAGCTACGCCGTTACGCTGCCCACCGGTACTGTCTCGATCAAGGTAGGGGCTTCGGTCTGGTCGGTTACGGATAACGCAATTACTGGACGGTCCGCATCAATCAAGCTGATCGGAGCTACTGAAATCGACGGTACATTGCTCGTTACGGGCGACGTAACAGGCCTCGGTAAGATCATCGACACCGGTGGCAATACGCCAAACCACAAACACTGATCTTCAACTCTACAGCCCGCCATGTGCGGGCTTTTTCATGCCCGGAGAAAACATGAGCAAAGCCAAGGCAGACACTGAAAGCACCACGTTTGTGACGGCGCCTGAATCGGCCCCCGCACCGAGCGAATTCAGGCCAGTGCCGAATGGCACGGCTGCGTCAGTCGGACAGCCAGAGCCAAAGATGCACACCTTTCGCGACAAGGTGTACACCTCGCGCACGCTGATCCTGCCTGACGGCGCGTCGCTGGCCGTCGCCAAACACCGCGTAACGGTTGAGAACAGCAACGTGCAGGCGCTGGCGTACCTGAAGGCGCACGAAGAATTTGAACCCCTGGAGTAGCCGCCATGATCGGAATGGATCGCAGCACCGGTCAGTCGCTGTCGGGCCTGGCGCACTTGCGGCAATCCATTGAAGACATCTTGACGACCCCCGAGGGCAGTCGTCGTCAGCGTCCTGAGTACGGCTCGAAACTGCGGCGCTTTGTCGACCTGCCGGTGACGGCGGGCTGGCGCAGCGCCGTACAGGCCGAGGTGAACCGCGCGATTGGCCGATGGGAACCCCGCATCAAGCTGGAGTCGGTGCGGGTTGTGGCCGTGGTAGGTGGGCAAGTCACCTTTTCCATCACCGGTGAGTTTCTGGGTGACGGGGTTTTACTGGAGGTCACCGCATGAGCGCTGTGGATCTGTCGGCGCTGCCGGCGCCGGAGGTGTTGGAGCCGCTGGACTTTGAGGACGTTTACCAAGAGTCGCTGGAGGTGTTCCGCGAGTCGTTGGACGAAAACTGGTCTGCGGCCCTTGAGAGTGATCCTGTCGTCAAGCTGGTGGAGCTTGGCGCCTATGTGAAGGTCGGCAACCGTGCTCGGGTCAACGATGGGGTGAAAGCCTTGCTGCTGGCCTACGCCGAGAAAGGGGATCTGGATCAGTTGGCGGGCAACGTCAACTTAAAACGCCTGGTGGTGCAGGCGGCCGATGACACGGTGTTTCCGGCCATCCCGGAAGTGCTGGAGGAAGACGACGCGCTGCGCGAGCGTATCCAGTTGGTCTATGAGGGATTGACCACGGCAGGGCCGCGTAACAGTTACATCCTGCACGCACGCAACGCCTCGGGGCTGGTGGCGGACGCCACGGCCGAAAGCCCGTCACCGGCCACGGTCGTGGTTACGGTCCTGGGGCTGGAAGGCATGGGGGAAGCCCCGCAAGCGCTGCTGGACACGGTTTATGCGCACCTGAGTGACGACGATATTCGTCCTGTGGGTGACCGGCTGATAGTGCAAAGCGCGCAGATCCTGCCCTACACCATTACCGCCATTCTGCACATGACCGGGACCGGTTCAGAGAACGAGGCGATTCTGGCTGAGGCTCGAAAGCGCATCGCGGCATGGGTCAATCCTCGGCGTCGTCTGGCGGTCGAGGTGCCCAGGTCGGCTGTTGACGCTCAGTTGCATATCGCCGGGGTGCGCCGCGTCGAGCTGGTGGGCTGGCAGGACATTACCCCGACCAAGGCGCAAGCCGCGTATTGCACACAGGTATCTGTCGAGCTGGGTGATTGACCATGAAAAGTCTTTTGCCCCTCAACAGCACGCCGCTGGAACGCGCCATTGAAGCCGCGATGACCGACACCACGCCGGTACCGCTGCGCCTGCTTTACAACCCCGACACTTGTCCGGTCGCCCTGTTGCCGCATCTGGCTTCGGCGTGGTCGGTCGACCGCTGGGATGAAAAGTGGACCGAAGCGGCCAAGCGCGGCGCGGTTAAGTCCTCGTTCTACGTGCATGCCCACAAGGGAACTATCGGCGCGCTGCGCAGAGTGGTCGAGCCGCTGGGCTACCTGATTGAAATCGTCGAGTGGTGGCAGCTGAACCCCATGGGCCCGCCTGCCACCTTTGAACTCAAGGTCGGCGTGCTCGATACCGGCATCACCGAGCAGATGTACGAGGAACTGACGGCGCTGATTGATGACGCCAAGCCAGTTTCGCGTCACCTCATCGGCCTTGCCATCAGCCTTGAAACCACCGGCCGCACGTACCTGAGCGCCTCGATCAGCGAGGGCGACGAAATCGACGTTTACCCGCCGCAACAGCTCGACATTGAAGTGTCTGGCGTGATCGGCCGTGGCGGACGTGAAGAAACTATCGACACCTTGGATGTGTATTCATGATCGATCAAAGCTCACAGTTTTACGCCATCCTGACGAACATCGGGGTGGCAAAACAGGCGAACGCTGATGTGCTCGGTATCGCCTGGAAAATCACGCAGATGGGCGTGGGTGATGCGAACGGCACTGACCCCCAGCCGAACGCGGCTCAAAAGACGTTGATCAACGAGTGGCGCCGGGCGCCGCTTAATCAGCTCAAGCAGGACACCACGAACCCGGGCGTGATCATTGCCGAGCAGGTGATTCCGGCCGATGTTGGTGGCAAGTGGATTCGCGAAATCGGCCTGTACGACTCGGACGGCGATCTGGTCGCTGTCGCGAACTGCGCGCCGTCCTTCAAGCCACTGCTTACCCAAGGCTCTGGCAGAACCCAAGTGGTTCGCATGAACCTGATCGTCAGCAACACGGCCACTATCGAGCTGAAGATTGACCCGAGCGTGGTGCTTGCCACTCGCGAATTCGTGCTGAGCGAGTTGGCAAAGCAGGATTTCAAAAGCTCGGTACTGGTGTGTGCGCCGGGCAACATCGTTCTGAGCGGTCTTCAGACCATCGACGGCGTAGCGGTTCCCGCTGGAAAGCGCGTGCTGAACCCGTTCCAGACCGCTGCCAAGGATCGCGGCATCTGGGTGACTGGCGCAGGCGCGTGGACCCGTGCAACCGATGCGGACACCAGCGACGAAGTAACACCTGGCATGCTGGTGTTGGTGGAGCAGGGCACCCAGTACGGCGACAGTGCTTGGCAGTTGGTCACCGATGCGCCGATTAGCCTGGGCGTGACCGCGCTCACGTTTGAGATGGCGTGGGGCCGCACTGGCGTGACGCCAGGCGATTACCGCAGTGTGACGGTCGACAAACTAGGCCGCGTAGTGGGGGCAACAAACCCGACGACCGTGGCGGGCTATGGACTGACGGACGTTTACACCAAGACGCAGATTGATACCGCTCTGGCTCAGAAGGCGTCACTGAATAGCCCGGTGTTAACGGGTCTTCCGAAAGCTCCAACCGCTTCGACCTCGACCAACTCAGACCAGATTGCGACCACGGCGTTTGTGCAGGCGTTGCTTACTGCCTTGGTGGGTGCTGCGCCGGATACGTTGAACCAGATCAACGAGATTGCAGCGGCATTGGGTAATGACCCCAATTTTGCCACCACGATCATGACCCTGTTGGGTCAGAAAGCACCGCTCGCCTCGCCAGTTTTAACGGGCGATCCAAGGGCGCCGACCCCCTCGCCGGGAGACAACGACACCAGCATTGCCACAACGGCATTTGTTCAGGCTGCACTTGCGATGTTCGGTGTCGGTGCCTCTGCAGCGGTTATCACCGACTACAACGCTATCACGGCGTCAGGCTTTTACCGGGATGTCGGAACCGCTGCAAATGCGCCGCTAGCTACCACGATGAGCATTATTCATGTGCAGTGGAGCGGTAACGCGGGCTTGCAGATTGCAGCAGCTGCAACCGCGCAGCTCGCGTCGTCGCGCATTTTCTGGCGTAACGCGGCTGGCGGTTCCTGGAGTGGCTGGAAGGAATTCGGCGCCCTTGATTCGCCGGTAATGACGGGTGATCCAAAAGCGCCGACACCGGCCGTTACGGATAACGATACGTCTGTGGCGACTACTGCCTTCGTGTATTCCGTTCTGTCGGCCTTGGGTATCGCGCCGGGGGCTAAGAACAACAACGAACTTGCGCAGGGGACCGACCTCAATGCGGTTCTGAATTTCGGTGTGTATTCGCAGCCAGCGACCGCAAACGCGACGTTGGCCCTGAATTATCCGAAGGCGGTGGCGGGCACGCTGCTGGTGCTGCGCGGCAGCGCCACGTTCGTCAATCAGGTCTATCAGGAGTACAACACCGGCCAGCTGTGGACCCGTTCGATTTACAACGGGGTGCCGTCAGCCTGGCTGCAATCGGCGAGCATTGACTCGCCCGTTTTAACGGGTGATCCACGGGCACCAACTCAGAACGTCGGGGACAACGATACAAGCATTGCGACGACTGCCTTCGTACAGGCAGCACTGGCCGCGTTTGGTATTGGCTCGTTCACTGGCCCGCTCGCAACTGACCTAAATACGACTGTGCTTGGCGGCGCTTTTCGAACCACGAACGCCACGGCAAATACGCCTGTTACGGGCAATCTGTCGGGGTTTACCTTCCCCTACAACAACGGCGGCTGTTTGCAAATTGCTTCGCAGCTGGGCGGCGTCGGGCGGCTGTTCTGGCGGACTCAAGCGGGTTCAACTTGGTCACCATGGCGAGAGGTGGCGGGGACCGATAGCCCGGCGTTGCTCGGTAACCCAACCGCTCCAACGCCTGGAGCTGGCGACAACAGTCAGTCGATTGCCACTACTGCATTCGTCAGAGGCGCGGCGGGCGATATGTTGGGGATGGTGGCTCACTTCGCCATGCCGACGCCTCCGGATGGCTGGCTGAAACGAAACGGCGCTGCTGTATCCCGTACCACCTATGCAGCACTGTTCGCGAAGATCGGGACATCTTGGGGGGCGGGTGACGGCTCAACCACGTTCAACCTGCCGGACGCTCGCGGCTACTTTGACCGGGCTTGGGATGACTCGCGCGGGATCGATACGGGGCGGGCTTTTGCCAGCAATCAGGCTCCACAGAACCAAAGCCACACCCACTCGGGCACGGCTTTGACATCCGGCGTTCACAACCACGTAACCGATTTTGTGCGGGAAAAGCTTCCGGTCGCGAACGTAACTGATGGTGGTAACGCCGTGCTGGGCGATCAGATTACAGATGGGATTCAGCCGATGACGAGTTCGACAGATCCCGGACACACGCACACCCTGAGCATTGCCAGTTCTGGCGGCACGGAAGCGCGACCTTATAACCAAGCGTATTTGGCCTGTATCAAATATTGATCATCGGCCGGAGGGTTTCATATGGGCGAAATTGAACAAAGCTCACAGGTTCAGGATGTTGATGCGCCTGTGGTGCGCTGGTGGGAGCAGCAAGGGGTTGTTACTCCAACTGTGTGTCACGTCTCGCCGTTGACAGGCGAGTTTGTAGGGCTGGGGATCGCAGATCCGAGCCCGCTTGAACCCGACGTCTGGCTAATTCCTGCCGGGGCGCATTTGGGGGATGCGCCTATTGTCTTCCCGGACAGCGCGGCAGTCTGGAGCGTGGAAGACGCTACTTGGCACCAAGTATCCGATTACCGAGGCAGGACCGTTTACGACAAGGACACCCGGGAAGCGAGCGTGTATGAGGTGCTGGGCGAGCTTCCCGAGTCGTTTACCTTACTGGCGCCAATGACTGATTTTGATGTCTGGAGGGGCAAGTGGGTGCTTGACGTTGAGGCCCGCGATGCAGCGTTGATCAGTCGAGTCCGCCTCAAGAAGTCCCTTCTAACTCAGTGCGCGGCGGGCATGATTTCAACCCTGCAATACGCCGTCGACAAAGGCATTGCGACCGATGCTGAAGTGGCGGCCCTAGATGCCTGGCGCACTTACAGTGTCCTGCTGAGTCGGATCGAGCCCGGCCCTGTCGTCACCTGGCCAGACGGTCCAGACAACGCAGCCCTGACTTCGTGGCTTGAGTCCAAAGGATACGAAGACTTACCGGATCTGCCTGAAGAAGCACCTTAAACGCCCCGTACTCCGGGGCGTTTTCGTTCCTGTCCTGTTTTTCCCAAGCCTCGCCATGCGGGGCTTTTTCACATCTGGAGATTGGCTCTATGAGTTTCTATCACGGCGTTACCGTAACGAACGTCGACACCGGTGCGCGCACCATTTCCCTGCCGTCCTCCTCGATCATCGGGCTGTGCGACACCTTCACCCCGGGGCCGGGTGCGAACAGCACGCCGCTGGCATCGGCAAACGAACTGAAGCTGATCACCAGTGAGCGCGAAGCGATTGCCGCATGGGGCGCTGATTCGGCGATCACCAAGGCCTGTCAGGCGATCTTTGTGCGCGCCAAGGCGGTGATCGTCGGTTGTGGCGTTGCTACGGTCAGCGAAGCGGCGGCCCAGACCTCGGCCATCATCGGCGGCGTCCTGGCTGACGGCAAACGTACCGGCCTGCAAGGCCTGCTTGACGGCAAGAGCAAGTTCAACGCCCAGCCGCGTCTTCTGATCGCGCCCAAGCACACCGCCACACTGGCGGTGGCGACCGCGCTGGATGCGCTGGCGGGCAAGCTGCGCGCCATCGCGATCATCGACGGTCCCGGCACCACGGACGAGGCGGCCATGGACTATGCCGATAACTTCGGCAGCAAGCGCGTGTTCATGGTCGATCCGGGTGTGCAGTTCTGGGACAACGTGGCGAGCGCAACCGTGGATGCTCCGGCGTCGGCATGGGCGGCGGGCATGTTTGCCTACACCGACAGCGAGTACGGTTTCTGGGCCTCGCCGTCCAACAAGGAAATGGTCGGCATCACCGGCACTACGCGCCCGGTTGAATTCCTGGACGGTGACGAAACCTGCCGGGCCAACCTGCTCAATAACGCGAACATCACCACCATCATTCGTGATGACGGTTACCGCCTCTGGGGGAACCGCACCATGTCCAGCGATGCGAAATGGTCGTTCGTTACCCGCGTGCGGACCATGGATATCGTCATGGACGCGATTCTGGCGGGCCACAAATGGGCCGTTGACCGCTCGATCACCAAGACCTACGTCAAGGATGTTACGGACGGCCTGCAATCGTTCATGCGCGACCTGAAGAACCAAGGCGCGATCATCAACTTTGAGGTCTACGCGGACACCGAGTTGAACACGGCCAGCCAGCTCTCGCAGGGCAAGGTGTATTGGAACATCCGCTTTACCGATGTCCCGCCTGCTGAAAACCCGAACTTCCGTGTGGAAGTGACCGATCAATGGATTACCGAAGTCCTCGAAGCCGCGTAAGGAGCGTCTGAATGATTCCTCAAGTCCTTTCTAACACCAACCTGTTCCTGGACGGTGTGAGCTTCACCGGCGACATCCCTTCGCTGACGCTGCCCAAGCTGACCGTCAAGACCGATGCCTACCGGGGCGGCGGCATGGCGGGCGAAATCGAAATGGACATGGGCCTGGAAAAACTGGAAGCCGGGTTTGTCACCAACGGCATTCGCCGCGAGTCGCTGAAGTTTTTCGGCCTGGCGGATCGCACGGCGGCCAACGCGGTGTTTCGTGGTGCCTTCAAGGGCCTGAAAGGCGCCGTCTCGGCAGTGGTTGTCACCCTGCGCGGCGGTATCAAGGAAATCGACCCGGGCGACTGGAAGCCGGGCGACAAGGCCGAGATGAAACACAACATGTCGCTGGTTTATTACAAGCTGGAAATCGACGGCCGCGTGATTCACGAAGTCGACATGGTGAACAACGTGCGCGTCATTGATGGCGTCGACCAAAACGCAGCAGAACGCGCCGCCCTCGGGCTGTAAGGAAAGACCATGACGCAAGCAGCAGATGCAAAACAGCTCCCGAGCTGGCTAAGAGAGACCGAACAGGGGATGAGCATCACCCTCAAGTACAAGTCGACGGTCAACGGTATCACCGTCGACAAGCTGTCGATGCGCGCGCCGAGCATCAAGGACAACCGCACCGCCAAGGATCTGGCCGGGGGCGACAACGAAAAGCACGAACTGAACCTGTTCGCCACCCTGACCGAGGCGCATGTAAACGACATCGAGGCGCTGAAAGAGCGCGATTACCGCCGTTTGCAGGAAGGCTATTTTCGCCTGGTCAGCGAGGATGAACTGTAACCCGCAGACCATGAAATTGGCGGCCAAACGCTTGGCAGCGGAAACCGGGTTTTCCGCTGCCGAGATACTGGCGATGCCGTTCAATGAAATGCTTTGGTGGCTCACGGACTGAGCCCCTTTTTTCGGGTGGGTGGCGGTATGGCGGAAAGCTTGAAACTCGGCCTGGTGATTGGTGGCGCCGTAAGTGCCACGGTCGGCAAGGCCTTCAAGGAAGTTGAGAGCAAAATTAAGGCCCTCGACGACAAGGGCGCGAAAGCGCGCATCCTGCAAAGCACCATCGGCGAGACCATCAAACTTCGGGATGAATGGAAGCGGGCGCACGATACCGGGTCGGTGGGTGCGTCCATGTTGCTTTCCCGGCTTAACGCCAATCTCTCGGCGCTCAAGGCGCAGGGGGTTGAGGTGAGCAGGCTGGGCAAGGCCTATGAGGCCATGGGCCGCACGGCACGCGCTGCCGAGTTGAAGGCCAAAGGCCGACAGCAGATCGAGCAGGGACGGGCAGGGCTCAAAAGTACAGTCGGCGCGGCGGTGGCGACCACGGCCATGGCGGCAATCCCGACCAAAATCAGCGCCGATTACGGTGCAATTATTCGTGACATCGCGATCAAGGCTGGCGTGGCAAACACCCCGCAAGAAGCGCAGATGTCGAAAACCATCATCCAGACATCGCGTGATACGGGCATGGCCCGCAACGATGTGGCCGAGGTGGTAAACGCCCTAGTGGGCGCCGGTATGGAGTTGAAAGACGCCATCAGCTACGCACCCACGGCCGCCAAGTTTGTGGTCGGTCAGGGCGCTGACGGTACGGACACGGCGAAGATGATCAACGCCTTGGGCCAGAACGCCAAGATCAGCGACCCCAAGGTGATGCAACAGGCGCTTGAGGCCATCGCCTATCAGGGGCAGGCGGGCAGCTTCGAAGCCAGCGACATGGCGCGATGGTTCCCTGAATTGCTGGCGAGCATGGGCAAGCTCGGCATTACCGGCATGGATTCGGTCAGCCAGCTGGGCGCGATCCTGCAAGTGCAGATGAAAACAGCGGGCAGCGCGGACGAGGCGGCCAACAACTTCAAAAACTGGGTCGAAAAGATCGGCTCAAACGACACTGTGACCGCGTACAAAAAGGCCGGGATCGACTATCAGAAGTCGATGGAAACCGGCCTGCAAAAAGGCATGTCCACGGTCGAATCCAGTTTTGCGCTGGCTCAGAAATACATTGAGAAGGTCGACCCGGAGAAGGCCAGGCAGATGGCCGAGGCCACGGCCAAGATCAGCAAGGAGGCCGACCCGGCAAAAGCCAAAGCCATGATGAACTCGCTGGAACAGGCGCTGCGCACCGGCGATCTGTTCGCAGACATGCAGGTGAAAGCCGCGCTGACCGCTTTCATGCAGAACAAGGAGCTGTACGAGACGCTGAAAAAGGATTCCCGCGAGGCCTCGGGGATTCTGGACAAGAACCTGGCTGAGCGCCGCAGCGCCTCGGCGCAGATGTGGAAAGAAGTCGGGCAAAGCATGGATGACGGCCTGCGCTCGGTGGGTGATGCGATTGCACCGTCCACCGACGCCGTGGCGTCGCACCTGACCAGCGTAGCCCGCAGTCTGGGCGGTCTCTCTGACAGTTCGCTTCAGGTCGTGGGCGGTGTTGGTGCGGCCATCGCTGGCTGGCTAGCTCTGAAAGGGCTTATCAACTCGGCGAAAATTGCCCGTGGCCTGATGAACGTCGGGCGCGGCACCCTGATGGGCGACCCCAACACCCCGCAAAAAGTGATCGTCACCAACATGGCGGCACTGGGCGGCGCGGGTGTGGGTGGTGCTGGTGTGGGCTCTGCGGCCGGTGCCGAGGGCAAGAAGAATCCACGCAAGCGCTGGTGGCGCCGTGGGCCGGTCGACGTGGCGCCGGTCGTTACGTCGCCGCCTGCGGCTTCGCCCAAACCGCGCATGCGTGTGTATGCCGGTAGTTCAACGCCGGAAGCGCCAAGGCGCCTGAGTGACTGGCGGCCGCCGACCAGCACGCCCGGGGCGACAGTCACACCCGGGGCGACAGTGACGCCCAGGGCGCCGATCACTTCAGTGGCACCGCTGGCCCCCGTGGCTTCGCTGGTGCCAACGCCGGGCAGGACGGTGAGCGCCGCACATGCCGGGCGCGTGGAGGGCAAGGGCAATCTGGCGGGGGCTCTATTTGACGCTGCCGTGAACGCAAAGGAAGTGTACGAAACGGCGCAAACCCGGGATGAAAAGGCCGAAGGCTACGGCACGGCGGCGGGTTCCGCTGCGGGCACGCTGGCCGGTGCGGCGGCGGGCGCGGCCATCGGCTCGATAGTGCCGATCATTGGCACAGCCATTGGCGGCATGATTGGCGCCTGGCTGGGAAGTCAGGGCGGTGCCGCGCTGGGTGGTACGGTCGGTAAAGCCCTGTTTGGCGGACCCGATGAACCCGAGGTGCAGGTGGCCCAAGCGGCGCCGCCTGCGGGCGAGCGTGTAGGCCCCGAGGTTCCAAGTCTGGACCGCATGAAAGCCGAGCTGGAGGCCAAGCGCGAAGGTCGGTCACTCGTTACGCGTAACGATCCGGTCGCGCCGGTGGAGCGTACAAGATCGATCCTTGAGACTGATCGGCCGGTGCTGGCGTCGGCGCCGCCGGTGGTTCCGCTGCCAGGTCAACCCACCCGGCCGCCGCTGGGTCCGCTGTTGATGATGGCGCCGCGAATTCCGCCGGCACAACCGCTCGTTAGTCGTAACGAAGTGGCGGCATCGAGCGGCCCGGCCTTGGGGGATGTCGCCAAAGCGCTGACCCCGAAACCGGCAGCACCGAGCGCCGCGCCCTTGGCGCCGAAAGCAGAGCCACCGGCCAAGCCCATGCAGGCCAAGGTAGAGCAGAAGGTGGAGATTCACGCGCCGCTGACCATCACGGTGCAGGGGGATGTTAAAGACCCTCGCCAGTTGGCCCAAGAGCTACAGCCTTACCTTCAACAGCAGCAGCGCGACATCAGTGCCCAGCTGGAGCGCTCCAAGCTGTACGACGAACCGCACGTTTAACGGGAGGGGTCATGCCCTACATGGAACAAATGCAGGCGGGGTTGAAATACCTCGCCTCGGCCGGGGAAACGGGGCGGCGTAGCCTGGACGGCATGCTGGGACCGGTCAACGGTGCCATCAGCGAAATCAGCGGCGCGGCCTCCGAGCTGGAAGGGTTGCCGATCATTGGCCCTGCGGTCGGCGCCAAGCTTCAGCGGGTGATGCGTGGGGTCAATGCTGCACAGGCGAAGGTCGGTGCAGTCGTGGAGACCTATAACCGCGCCTCGCGGGCGGTGTCCGGGATCGATGAGCGGGTGGGCGTGCTCAAGGAACAGGCCGCCCGGGCCAGTACGGCCATCAACAAGGTGGCAGGCAACATCAGCCCGTCACTGGCGAACATTGTGCCAACCGCCTCTTTTGCCCAGAACAAGACCCCGGCAATCGAAGCGGTGAAGCCGTTCGCACACCTGATGATCATGCAACCGCTGACCACCGGATCTGAGCCGTTCTATTTCAACCTCGACACGGCGGCGTTTGACGAGCTGAGCCGTTCCAGTGAATTCCGCTGGGCGTCTCAGGAACGTCTGACGCGTCGACCGGCGCAACAGGCGGTCGGTATGGGGGAGGACACCATAACGCTCAAGGGCACGGTGTTTCCGGGCTTCAAAGGTGGCATCAAGCAGCTCAACACCCTGCGCAGCATTGGCGCCCAGCTGGTGCCGCTGGCCCTGACGACGGGCTATGGCGAGGTGCTGGGGAACTGGTGCCTGAAAAAAGTCAGCGAGGAACAGGGCTTTTTGATGCAAGGCGGTATTCCGCGCAAGCAGGGTTTTACTTTGGAGTTTGTGCGTTATGGCGACGATCTGCAGAACGTCTGACGGGGATCTGTTGGACACCCTCTGTTTCAACTTTTACGGCCATCTGAACGGCACCGTCGAGGCCGTGCTTGATGCCAATCAGGGGCTCGCCGATGAGGTGCAGCCTTACCGCTCCGGTGTGCTGATCAGACTGCCCGAGTTAGCCGCCGCAACAGATGAGGCGGTCATGCTCTGGGATTGATCACCCGTTACGCGTAACACAAGCCCTTCCACCTAGCCCCGCCTTGAGCGGGGTTTTTCGTTTCTGGATACCTGACATGACGCCCGTATTTCGCATCATTGCCGACAGCAAGGACATCACCGCGCTGATCAATGACCGGTTGTTGCTACTACGCACGACCGACAAGCCGGGCATGGATTCCGACGAATTCGAGTTGCGCATTGATGATCGCGACAATGCGGTTGCGCTGCCAACCCGGGGCGCGAACGTGGAGATTTTTCTGGGGTACGCCGGGGAGAAACTGACCCGCATCGGCCTGTACACCGTGGATGAAATCGAGTGGGGCGGCCCGCCGGATGCGCTGGTGATCCGGGGCAAGGCGAGTGACTTTCGCGGCAGTGGCAAGACCACGCGCAGCGGCAGTTGGGAAGACGTGCCGCTGTTGCGCATTGTCAGCGACATTGCCCAGCGCAACGGCTGGAAGCCGGTGTGTGACGTGGCGACGAAAGTGCCCCGGGCAGACCAACTCAACGAGTCGGATTACAACTTCATTACACGCCTGGCTAAGAAATACGACTGCACGGCGAAACTCGCGGACGGCAAGTTGCTGGTCAAGCCGCGTCAGGAAGGCTTGAGCGCGTCCGGCAAGGCGCTGGGGGTGGTCACGATCACGCCAAGGGATGTCACTCGTAAACAGTTCCGCCTCGGCGATCACAGCACGCACAGGGCTGTGTCGACCAAGCATCAGGACAAGAAGACCGGAAAGCTGACGGTCGTCACCCTGGACAACGAGGACGCTCCGGACGGCCTGCCGTCGGTGCATACCGACCGGCATATTCACCCGAATAAGACTGCCGCCGAGCAAGCCGCCAAGGCCCGGCTCGCTGCGTTCAATCGCTCGACCGCAGGCGTGCGACTGGAAATGCCCGGGCGCACCGACCTGTTTGCCGAGCGAATGATTAACGCGTCCGGGTTCAAGCCCGGGCTCGATGGCGAGTACCTGGTGGACATGACCGAGCAGGTGTTTACCCAAGCGGGCTGGTCGACAACCGTGGAATGCAACGGCGGCAAGAAAGGCAAGGCCACCGCCAAAGGCAAAAAGAAGAAACCGAAAAAGGAAGTGAAGGTAGTCGAGCTCTGAAGCCAGTCATTCAACAACCAAACCGCGTTATGCGGTTTTTTTTCGTCTGGAGAAAATATGCCACGTATCACCGAAGCGGCTGCTGGTGGCCGGAACGTCCTCGCGTATCTCGACATGCTTGCCTGGTCTGAACTTGGCAGTGATTACCTCAAGCGTTCCGACGATGGTTACAACGTCATCGTGACGGGAATCGACGGCAAGCTGGAACTGTTTACCGAGTATGGCAACCATCCGTTTGCAGGTGGTCGTAAGTCGAAGGTCATCAACAGCAAGGGATTGACCTCAAACGCCGCGGGCCGGTACCAGTTCATGCTCAGAGACTGGCTGCATTACCGAGAATCGCTGTCGCTGCCGGACATCGGGCCCGTTAGCCAGGACCGATGGGCGATTCAGTTAATCAAGGAGCGCAGGGCGCTTGAAGACGTAAAGGCTGGCCGCATCACAGAAGCAGTCAGCAAGTGCCGGAACATTTGGGCCAGCCTGCCCGCCGCAGGATATGGCCAGCGTGAGCATACGATCAGTGATCTGCTGGGTCACTTCATCGCCGCCGGGGGATCGCCGACATGAAGCTGCTCGACCTAGTCCCGGCGCCTTATCGGAACGTAGTGCTAGCTCTTTTGTGCCTGCTGATCGCGTCGGGTACTGCAGCCTTTGCTTGGCAGATTCAGAGCTGGCGTTACGGCCAACTACTAGACCGCCAAGCGCGTCTGCAGGCTGACACTCTCCATGAGCTTGCCCTCGCAGGTGCAACCCTCCAACGAGAAGAGCAGGCCAAACGCTTGGCACTGGAGCAACGCCTGAAAGCCAGCGACGACAACCATTACAGCGAATTATCAAATGCTCAAGAACATCAGAAGCGTGTGCGTGATCAGCTTGCTACTACTCAGTTGCGGTTGTCAGTCCTACTCGCCGCAACCGATTCCGGTGGCTGCTCAATGTCAGCCTCCGCCGGCGCCGTCGGCCTGGTTCATGACTCCCGTCGAGCCGAACTTGAGCCAGCGCATGCTCAACGAATTATCGGCATCACGGATGACGGTGATCGAGGATTGATCGCGCTCAAAGCCTGTCAGGCTTACGCAAGAGAAGTGTCTTCGTCGAAGTAAAAGGAGCGAACAGCCCCGGTGCGTCAACACCGGGGCTGAACGCCAAACCCGCAGCCCTATTCTGCAAGTTCAGCCAGGACTCCCGCTTCGTGCACAAAGCGGGGCGGAGTCTATCAACTGTTTATCCATACAGTAAAGGTTCGCTTGCAATGTCAAATCCCATCGTTCCATGGATGGGCGGTAAACGCCGCCTCGCCGACCGTCTTATCCCGTTATTTCCACCTCACGAATGCTATGTCGAAGTGTTCGCTGGTGGTGCTGCCTTGTTTTTCATGCGGCCGCAGCCTGCGCCCGTGGAAGTCCTGAACGACATCAACGGTGACCTGGTGACGCTCTATCGAGTGGTTCAAAACCACCTGGAGGAATTTATTCGCCAATTCAAATGGGCGCTCAGTTCGAGGCAAATTTTCGAGTGGCAGAAGATGACGCGCCCGGAAACGCTGACTGATATCCAGCGCGCTGCGCGGTTCTTCTATCTGCAGCAACATGCGTTTGGTGGGAAGGTTGCCGGCCAGACCTTCGGCACGGCAACGACCGGCCCGGCCATCAACCTATTAAGGATCGAGGAAAATCTCTCCGCAGCGTGGCAGAGACTTGCGGGCACGTACGTTGAAAATCTGTCGTGGCTTGAATGTGCCGAACGTTATGACCGACCCCATACCTTTCACTACATGGATCCGCCGTATTGGCAGAAGGCCGGCTATGGAGTGGATTTCCCGTTGGAAAATTACGAGCGGATGGCTGATTTCATGCGCCGGTGCAAAGGTAAAGTGATGGTGAGCATCAACGATCACCCAGACATTCGTCGAGTATTCGAGGGATTCCATTTTGAGACGACTGATATTCGCTACACGACGTCTAACCAACGAATAGGTAAGGCTGAAGTCACCTCTGAGCTGGTGATCTTGAACTGGCAGCCTGAGGCCTTCGCCAGCCTGTTTTGATCCGTGCACAACAAGGGATGGTCCTTTTTAGACCATCCCTTCTGTGTTCGCTAGATCAGCATCTGGATGAGTTTAACGATTTCCGTAAGCAGCTTCAGCAGCTCAATCACCATTTTTGCCTCCTTTCTAACGGGTGGCCTGAGTCTTGGACTCGACAGTGCGCTGTGCTAACGTTACGGTTGTTGTGGGTAACGAAAGCAGTGAACTGACGGCATCGCTCGTCATCAGGATCGACGTCTTTGCATTGCTTATAACTAAGCCGAGTGGGCGCCAACCCTCTCGGCTTTTTTTATGGCAACAGTCATCTACGGGCCTTCGCCCAGCGTTTCTAAATCGGGTTTGGTGTCGCATCGCCATCGGTGGGATAAATTAAAGTGCCCTTGGCAGCCCGTCAATATTTTTTTGCCGAATCGGCGAGCTTTCTAAAACCCAATAGTGGGATTTTGAAGTTCTCCAAATCCCAAGTTTTGGAATGGACGGAAGTATATTTCCCAAGCTGGGGTTTGACGACTCGGGTTGCCGGTGAGGCCCCCGGTTTTGCTGAGGTTAACGCGCGTTCGTGCTTTCGCGCGTTCGCGTTTTTTCGTTTTACGTATTTACGTATTTACGTCTTTGCGTTTTTACGTTTTTGCGTAGTTTTTCATGCCAGTGGTGGGTCTCTGCGGTGGGGCGTGGGGCTCTATTTTTTGGATGAAACCCTGCGTTAGTCGCCCAATTAGCGGGCGAATTAGCGAGTTAGTTAAATGGCGAATTAGCGGATTAGCGAATTAGCGAATTAGAAAAAAATAACGGAATAACGGAATAACGGAATAACGGAATAACGGATTTACTTGGTTTTAATAGTTCGGGTTGCTTACCGTTCTTGCTCCGTTTTGGGTTCCATTACGATGGTCGCGATCCGTAGGGCTAGGGTTGGATGAACCCAACCGCGATTTTTGATGGGAAAAAGAGGGTGTCGCCGTTCCCTGCAGGACTGGGCGTGGCTTAGGGACAGAATTTAGCTGCTAAATTTTGGCCTAGGGCGCCGGTGTTGTTACTAGCAACGCCCAAGGTGTTGCTTGTAACACTATCTGAGCTGCCCGAAACGCACATATCGTCGACATGGTGCTACGCGGGGAGGTTGCCTGCCAGATCCTTTTATCGGGAGCCGAAGAGATCGTTTTCCTCGTGATTGGGTGCTATTAAATAGGGGCCTTGGTTCCGCACGTTCCCTACATCCTTGCTTACCTCGAACCAGGTAAGTTCCCACGTAGGCTGACAGCATTCCTTGGCGATTTGGGCGGCGCGCTCTTGGGTGGTCTCTGTATCGATCCATTCCCGGGGATGCTCCGCGCTCAGCACTACCGGCCGGCGGTCATGAATGTCCACCATCCCCTGATCTGAATCGGCAGTGATGATCACGATGCTGTCCTGCGGATGCTGCTCCAGCCCCTGATGCACTTCAGCTAGTGCGGCGAAGAATATTGGTCCTTCCTCCTTCAGCTTGATGAAATAGGGCTGCTTCTTCTTCGGGTCATCCGGATCTTTGACCCATTCAAACCAGCCGTTCGCCGGCGCCAGTGCGCGCCCGTTCGGCCATAGTTGTTTGAAAAACTTCCCCGTCATTACTGTTTCGAACATGGCGTTGATCGGAGCAGGGCGCTTTCCTTCACCTTTTGCCCAGAACGGCGACCATCCCCACTTCACCTTGTCGACGCTCAGACCCTCCGCTGTCGGCCTAATGATCTCGACGCGGATACTCGGCGCCACGTTGTAGCGTTCTATCGGCCAGAGGTCATAGCCGTTGATGATCAGCTGTTGGGGCGCCAGTTCCTTGAGGTAATGGTCCATCGGTTCGTAGATCGAGTACCATCCGCATATGCTGTCACTTGTCAAAAATCGGCTTATACAGTCTTGACACAGCAGCTCAGCTTAGTTGGCTGTATGTATATGCAGTATCGAGCATGACTTATGTATTTTCTCGTCACACCCATACGGCGGCTTGGTATACCCGTCGATAAAAAGGAACTGGCGAAAATCCCACCGATCCGGGGAGACGTGCAGATGATCGAGTCGCATGAAAACTTGCTCGGCCGCACTGCCACTACCGCCTGGATATTCAGCTCCACTTGGAGAAAACATCCTGCCCAAGCTGCTGGATGTGCGGATCACCGGCTTCGCCACAGGCGGCATGAACCTGACCGGAGTTGAGATGATCGACGACGCGGCGCACCCCAGTCGTGGTGGTGCCGCTTTGAGTAAGGTAGCCATCCATGCTTGAAGACCAAGCGAAGATATCCTTCGATGAATTGCTCAATATCCGCCCGCCCGGCACATACCTGATAAAGGTGAAAGGCGACAGCATGCAGGGTGCCGGGATCTTTTTCGGCGACATTCTGATCGTTGATAAGGGGCTGGTTCCGGCAGACCGAAACATAGTCAAAGCCCTAATCGATCGCGAGCCGACAGTGGAATACCTGACGTTCACGGCAGGGATGCCCGCGCTCCGCTCTGCCAACCCGAAGTGCCCGCCGCGCTTCATCGTACAACGGATTGGAGGTCTGGGGCGTGGTCACCAGAGCCTCCGAGACCACTCTAAGAGCTAACCAGCATGGCTGACGGTAAGCGGAAGGGGGTCCATGTTCTAGCGTTGGCAGAGCTCCGAGAGAATGTCCGTGCTGATGTTGGGCTGCCCGATGCGACCCAGATACGACGAATATCTCTGAACCAAATTAGGGACAAAGTGCGGCGCAACGCTCGCAAATCGCTTCGGAAGCAGTGTCGCCATATCCTCCGACTTCATGGTTCTGACCTCCTGAAAATTCACCAGCCATGGGCCAAGGTCGTTCAGCGGTGGCAGAAAGTGCGTCGCGATTCCATGACCCTGCGTAGCATGATTCCGCAAATCTTTTGCAGCTCTGTCCTTTTGCTTAGCGTTTCCAGCCAAAAGATGGCCTTTCCACTCAGCCCATTCAGGCATTTCGGAACAGACTGCAAGTAAAATATGGCTGGGTGGGCTATTAGCCATGTTACAGCGTGGCGTCAGTACGACATGAGCTAGTCCGTCGAGATCTATAAGGTCCCCGGTATCGATTCTTTCAATATGTAGCGCAGGGACGACGTAAAATTCATCAGGATGGAAGTTCAAGGGGATTTGTCCCAGCGCATCGGCAATATGGGAAACGGTCTGGCGCGCTATCACTTCAGAGATTATTGTTTTGTCCGCTTCTCGAGACCAACGTGTTTCCCATCGATGCCATATAGATCGATGAAATAGAAGCGCCGTCTCCTTTGCGATACGGCTGCGGGTCGCCTCCATTGCAGTCATTAGATCGGCTTGGGCTGCGAATAAGGCGAGAATTTTTGCTCCCTCACCTCCACGCTTAGAATGCACTCGTATATTGGATGAACGAATGCTCTCGCTGGCTTCCCCGTCAAAGGCACTGTACACAACCGCAGGAATCCCAACTTGGATCAGCAGCTCTTGCAATACTTCGTTACCTAACGGTTGTACTGCAACTTTTTCTGCATCCCCGTCCGGCAACCTTAGGTCGATAACCGCGCAGTCGAAACGTGTACGGGAAAGCAAGCTGAGAGCTTGCTGCTTGTTGAACGCGAATGTAATATTAAACTCCAGCGGAGCATCTGGAGTACGATTGAAATCTTTTACGTCTCTGCTCCAAACGTCTCTGGTATCTTGGTCATCTTCAACAATTAAAATTTCGCATGTTTCCAATTTGTAGCTCCCCAGCTTTGTAGCTTCCTAGTTTTTTGGCAATGTAATGGCGAATCTAGCTCCGGTATCTGATTGAGCAAGATAGAGATCGCCTGCACTTCTGTATATTGCTTCGCGTGCGATACTCAATCCCAATCCAGTACCGTTAGGTTTCATCGTGAATCCAACGTCAAAGAGCTGGTCTTGAAGTTGTTCTGGTACTCCAACCCCGTTGTCATGCACGAAAATTGTGGCTTTGCCCGGTTGTATATCGCTAGCCGAAATTTCTATCCGTGCAGATTTTATTGTATGGTGCTGAATCCAGTAAATTGCGTTGTCAATCAAGTTTGTAAGCGCAGTAGCGAGGTCTTCTGGGTATCCTTTCACTGACAGATTGGTGATTCCTGGCCCGATCAGGAATTGAAGACCAATATCCTCGGATTTGCTTTTAAATAAAAACAAAATCTCATTCAATGTTTTCTCGACGGAATAGGTTTGGGGTTCTCCACGACGTGCTCCGGCGAGAGGGCTTAGGGCGTTAAATAAAGAACGAAGTGAAGTGGCGCTACCGGTCAGTCCACGCAAAATCTTAGGACATTCGGCACGATCTTCTTCGGCCTCATCCGTACTTTCGAAAAGGCGAGGCCACCATTTCTGCAGGCGGGCTACCTCAGTTTCAATGAACGCCAAGGGAGTGTTACCCTGGTGCATAACTTCGCCGATGATTAATCCCAAGGTCACTTGTGCCTCCAGCTGGGCTTGGCGAGCTTCAAGGTCTTTCAGATGCCCAGTCAGTCTTTCCGATTCTCGTGTGATGAGCTTTTGAGCTTCTACACGTTCGCCTTCTGGGAGCCTCTCGAGTAAATGTTGCGCCCATGGGAGCTCTGCTTGGCCTAATGCTTCGCGAAACCCGCTTTGCTTCCGGACGTCTAAGCCTGCCCCAATTCTGAAACGCCGCCGGTGGGGCTCCACAACTTCAGAAAGTAGCGCAAGAATCAATGATTGAAGACGTCGGAAGCTACCATTTTCCTCCAGTCCTTCTCGGCTGCTGCGTTCGACGAGTTGGGAAGTATGTTCATCATCGATGATAACAACGCCTGAGACCTGGTTATGACCAATTTTGATTGATGGGTTTTGAACTCGCTTGGCATCTAGAGTTAGCCAGTCGTTTTCAGGATCACCATATGGACGAACCCGAAAACCTTCACGATAAATTGCAATGCCGGCGATACTGTCCAACAATTTACGAGCTTCGCGAACTCCTAGATGGCCAAACCCGGCCTTTTGAGCGGTACTCCGAATTGAGGCAGCTTCTCGGTCGAATATATTCAGCTTAACTAAAAAAATCCCGCATGGGTCCTCGCCGTCTTGCAGTGGGACCGACAGCTTTACCGCTTCTGGCTCCGTCCCTGCTCGTCGAATCGTCATTGTGCCATCAAACAATCCGTTTTCGTCGAATATCCCATCCACCGAATAGTCGCAAGCTTCCAGCATGGGGAACGGCCTGACTTCGAATGGTTCAGAGCTGTTCGCTCCTTCATGTGTTTCAACAATTGTTAATCCGTCAAACCCACAGTTGGATTTTGTGCAGTTTGACAGATCAAGTACGATTTTAAATGGCTTGGATCCCGCATTTTCGATGGGACTGACCAATCGACGAAGCTCATGATGCAGCCTGCTTAAGGCTGCTTCAGACCAGTCATCCCGAAGGCCGGAGATTCTCAGCGTTGTGCCTGTAGGCTCGGTAGTGCTGGCAGTTTCTATCGGAAACGAGACGTCATCTAGATATTTTGTTCTTTCAAATCTGTCCCAATCCAATTCTGCGATTCTTGTTTTTTCATGGGTTTCTGCCCCGGCTTGATACTGTGAATGGCCAACAGATATTAGCTCGAGTAGATTTCCGAGACGCGCGACAGCAAAGCGGCCTATACCCTTAGAACCTAATAACTGCCTTCCCTCCGGACTTTGCTTTCGATGCTTCTTATCGCTGGTGGCTGGCTCCATCCACTTTTCTTGGATATCCACCAAGGACATCCCATGGCCGTTGTCCTCAAACAATATGGAGCCGGACCCTGGCTTCAGCGGTGGGAAAAAAGTGATACGCACGGCAGTTGCGTCAGCATCGTAGCTATTTTTTACTAATTCAATCACCGCAGCCTCTGGGCCACTTACTAGACGGTCACCAATTGTTCGAATGATTCGAGCTCGTGGCCGAAATGTCAGTTGTTGAGCAGGCCAGTCCGATGGCCGTCCGTTTGGCCATAGGGGCGGAAACAGAGTGGTTGGTGCCGGTGTGCTTTCGTTCCAACCATCTTCCTGTTGAAGTTTTTCCATGTGAGCCAAATCTGACGCAATGCTATCTTGCAGCTCGGGTTCACCGTACACAGCCAATTCACTGGCGTTTTTTTCTTGCGGGGGATCGATTACGTCCGTCTCTTCGGGGAACGCCGATTCGACCGCAATGGAAGCGAGCCGCAGTGCTGTGAGATTCCTTCGGACGATTGGCTCCAGCCCAGCTTCAGCAGCTAATTCATCGTAGGTGTTGCTTGCGGCCACGGCATAACTACTAACCGCACTAGCTACAGAAAGAATGTCATGATGGTCAAAGAATTTTCCGTCTAACTCCAAAGCGTCAGAAAAAAAGCCTCTTTCACCGCCCATGCTGGCCCGAGCTTCAGCTAACCAAACTGCTTCTGCGACGGCAGTCCGCGCTGCTGCCGGCTCACCTGGATCGTCAACATAAAGATCTGCGTAGCGCCGCGCGCAGCGGGCAATGAACGCCGTGGTTAACCATGACGTCGCGCTTGGTTTGTGGATCTCCTCAGGCATTTTGCTCCCTCAATGTTGTCTAGGCTGCAAGCCGGAGGTTGGCTGACAGACGACGAATGATATGTCCTTGCATGCTCTGTCGTAGCGGGAGCAGCGTAATGGCCCATTGCTCCAATCTAACCTAACCAGCGAAACTTATGTAAGAGTTAATCGAGTATCGATAAGCATGATCGGCCCGCTTGTCGCCCCCTCCCGTTGTGCTCACAGCTCTGTCAGGGACGATAGGGATCTAAGAACCCGCTGCTATTGGATACTACAAGAGCGCAAGGGCACCGTGTCCTGCCAGCTTCTAGGGCAAATTTTGGGCAAAACTGCGCCCGCTTAGGGCTGTCTCCAGCCTTGCAATTCGCTTGAGGATCGCGATAATCCGGGCCTATGGCGGGCTATGGCGATACCCGGTCGGGTTCAAATCCCTATCTCTCCGCCATTACAAATAAAGCCCCAGAAGTTATGCTTCTGGGGCTTTTTTGTTTGTTGGGCACTCAGCGCGATGTTGAAGTTGTCCCAAAGTGCTAATGGAAGGATTCA